TCGTTCGATTAGGGTTTGCCGACGGTAGAAATAAATCGGGTTGAATTGCTAGACAATGCTCGTTCCAATAAGGAACCAACTTTGTGTCTTTTGCAAGTTTTTCCAAGTCTAAAACTACCATATCATCTCAAAGTGCTTGTTTTGTTGCGTTTGTTTCGTTTTTATGAGGCTGCTACATCCCGCTCTATAGGATAGGGGCTGGGTTTACCCACAGCCCCCGAAGCAACACTTAGGTGACAGATGTTTCAGCGCACCTGTCCCTCATCCAACAGTGTTCTCATTTAAGACTATCACCGAGGTTCATCAACGGCAGAGGAGTCGGTGAGTCACCATTCAAGAAGTAGACCTTCGATGCCGGGTCTTTTGAGATAGCCTTCAAAGCTTCCAGCAATACAATGGACTTAATTTTCAGTCCCCCAGACTTAATTCGCATCAAAAAACTACCTCGTGAAAAGAGTAAAAATGAGGGGCTAGGACACCCTAGCCCCTAAAACATTACCTCATTAGCGAGCCCGTCCGCCCGCTACATCGTCCGCTACACGTTCTATGCTCGAACCTTCACGAGCTAAGAACTTTTCAACCTCTTCCCGAATTGCTTCATCCGATGGCAGGTTGTCAAATGGGGTCGAACACTTATGCACAACCATCACGTGCCAACCGTACGTCTTCTTCTGAGCATACTTTACCCCAAGGGTACACATCAGAGGCCCATGTGCCTCGACGAGCTTCCCTGTTCGTTGCGTATACTCCGCAGCCTGTTCGTCAGTAAGTTGTACATACGGGAAAATACTACGTGACGAAATTCGCCCCGACGCATTTCCACAGAACAACTCGTAAAACTTACCACTCGACCGTTCAAAGATAAGGAACGTTGGGCCAAACATACAGCCCGAATCCTTCTCTCCAGCCGCCACTTCAATCCTTTGAAACTCGTCAGAAGCCGCATCATAAACTTCAATTATAGCGTCCCTATCGCTGGTGTCCAATGCCTTTGGACGCCACGTGAATGGAATGATATCCACCTCGTCACCGAGGTCCAGAACCTCATCCTCACCCATCGGTACACCATAATGGCCAGCCGGAACACATCCTTTGTCAATCATCCGGCCTTTAGTAAACAATTGGATACGTTGCAGGAAGTCTGACCCCTTTGTCAAACTCTCAAACACATCCATTCCTACACCACAACTCGGAAGCTGCTCACCCTTGTACACTACAATTTCTTCACTACTCATTGCGAAATGTCTCCGTGACTCTATTACAAGTCTACACTAAAGTTAATCGTTTGTCAAATTGTCATTCAAATTTTCCGCATCTTTCAGCCTATCTCGGTCTTTTTTCCTCCTTCTTACGTCTCGGTCCATTCTGTCTTTTTTACCTTGCGCCGATTTCTTTTGATCCTCTACCCCTTTTGGGTCCATATGTAACACCCATTCGACGGCCCTCCTCCATGCGGCTATTGGGGATAGTTCCTCGACAGCGATATACGTTGCACCAACTTCACAAAACTCCTTCTCATACGTAACTTCACGTAACGAGCGATAAAAGGGATGAGGTTCAAATTGAAGCTCATAGAAATCTGCCATGCATCCCTGTCGCAGTGCTTCTCTATATTTCTTGATTGCGTTCCGTGCAATAGGTGAAAAATCCCGGTATGGATAGAGTTGTGCTTGTTGTGTCAATTGTTCTTGCCACTGTTTAGGTAGCTTTGCTAACAATCGTGCCGATTTTACGGGTATTTCCCCACGATCCAGGCTTTTCTGAAGCTCGGGTCTAAGGCTCCGCAAGGACAACGTATCTTGTATCCATTCAACATTCTTTCGTAACCTTCCTGCAAGTTCCACAAAAGTCATTTCCACGTTTGCCTTCAGAATTCGATCTAAATGGTCGGCAAACTCACAAGGCTTAGTTTCGGGCCGAATCGCGTTGGCCTGAATCTGAGCAAACAACACGTCCGTGTCATCTTCCATATCCTTAATAATACAGGGGATTGTTTCTAACCGATGCTGTCTCGCTACGGCATAGCGATAAAGACCATCAATTAACTCATATTTCCCTATCAACTGTTTTGATGGGCGAACACTGATGGAGTTCAAAAACCCGTAATCCCGAATCGAGTCACACAGTTCCTTGTAATCTAGTGAACCCCTGTCCACTAGTCTTAACAGGTGCGTCGGCTCAATGATTTCACGTAGCGGGATGTTTTGTACTTGGTCGTTCATGTATCACTCTGAGAAGTGTTCTTTCCTCTATCTATTCCTATCGCGATTTTCGCCTCTAACCGATAGAAAATTGCATTTGGGTACTGGATTCTAGTAATTCGGCGCGCTGCAGCTACCTCGGTACCAATTTCTAGCATCAAGGGATATCCTGCAATTTTCTATCGCTTTGCGCTCATTTTAGCGATAGGAATAGATAGTGGGGGGCACCAAGACCGTTACTGAGTTATCAGTTATTCACGTCTCGCTTTCCACGGTATATATATATTTTAGAGTAGGTCTTTACTAGATCAACTCACTAATAAGTAATTGATAACTCAGTAATTTCAAAGCGTGAGACCCCTATGAGAGTAGCGTTTGAGCTAGTTATCAGGCAGTTATTTGACAAACCGAAAATAACTCGATTTCTAGAATATCCTGATAATAGAATGTAGTCAATTTGATACACAAATTTATTTCCTAGAATCGAGTTCCAAAATGCAATTTGTGGTCCTCTTTTTCGATAACCAAAAACCAGTGTAGTCAATTTGATTCTTAGAATTTAGTACCACTAATGCAATTTTCTATCGGTTTGCGCTCGTATCAGCGATAGGAATAAATAGAGAGTAGAAGAAACGTGTTGCGCCGCAGCAAGGCGAACAGTTGATATAGATGTACGAATGAACAGTAGTGAGGAGTCAAGATGCCAACGTATCCAATAGTAACTACAGCAATCAGAGCTTTTTTGGAGCACACAAAAACTGAGTTCAACGCCGATTTAGTAGAGCGTTATCAGAGAAACATGGAAGCACAGGTTAATATCCATCCGGGGGAGGATGGTGAACGTAGCGACAAAGCTAAGAATACCTATACAAACGGAACACTTGAGTGGTTCAATTTCCGTGTCCCTAAGAAAGCAATGTCGGAACCAGAACATAATGACTGGCGAATCAAATGGCCATTAGAGCTATATGCCGATGGTATAGGTATGACAGGGTGGAATTGGGAGGGGCGGGTATCAATGTGGGCAGCTTATGACTTTGACAGTATTACTGAGCACGCTAAGGGCGTCGGCTTAGACCAAAACAGCTTGATTGAAGTCCAAGAGCGGGCCGCAAAGATACCGTGGATTCAAGTTCGGAAATCCACAGGCGGTGGTGGTATTCACTTGTATGTTTACTTCAATCCTAATGATTTACCTAAAACTGAGAATCATACTGAGCACGCAGCGTTGTCTAGGGCGGTCTTAGGATTGATGTCGGGTGAAGCCGGTTTTGATTTTCAATCAAAACTAGATGTATGCGGTGGTAACATGTGGATTTGGCACCGCAAGATGACCCCAGTTAATGAAGGTCTGAAAATTATCAAAGAGGCTGAGCACGCTTTAACTCATTTACCTTTGAATTGGCGAGACCATATACCAGTAATTACGCGAAAGCGTGATACCGTATATATGCCAGGGATTGAAGAGAAGGATGAACCCGCTTTTCAAAAACTGTCAACGTCTCTAAAGCGTATCCCTCAAGATGAGACTCATAAGGCGTTTGTTCGTTGGATGGTTGAACATGGGCAATACACAGCCGCGTGGGTAGCCGATCATCATTGTTTACACGCCCATACATCTGGGGTACGGGATTATGTTACGGCCCTCCGATCAAAAGGGGATAATATACGTGGTTTCTTTGAAACCAATAGTGGTGGTACCGATCCCAACCAACCTAATTGTTTCCTGTTTCCTATGCCTGAAGGAGCTTGGAAAATAGTTCGATTTGGTCGTGGAACAAATGAAGCACCTACTTGGCAGAATGATAAAGAGAATTGGACATGGTGCTTTTTCAATAGAACCCCTGACTTGCAAATGTCTGCATCTGCTTTTGGGGCGTTAGACACTGAAAAGCGAGGTTACGACTTTACGGATATTGAGTCGGCTGAGAAAGCTATTACACATTTAGGGTCTATGAATGGATTGTCACTTCCACCCGAGTTTGTAGACCGTCCCCATGCTACGTTTAGGTCACATAAGGATGGACGATTGATTGCGACTATTCCAAGTAATGATGCTGATAAAGAAGAGGCTATGCGGAAACATGGGTGGGTGAAAGAACGTGGAAACAAATGGCAACAGATATTCAATGTACAAACCCGAATCAAGGATTCGATAGCCGCTGCTGCCCCGGAACTCAAAGACATGGATGAAAAGATTCGTGCTGTCATTGATACTGAGGGTCGAGAGGGCGGTTGGTATGTATTGAATGCACAAAATGTGTGGTCACTTCAACCAAAGGACAACATCAAAGATGTTTTGATTTCGATGGGTTATAAATCCGATGAAGCGAAAGCTATCGTAGGGGATTGTGTAAATCGAGCCTGGACAAAGATCAACATTCCGTTTGGCGTAGAGTTCCCAGGGAATCGCCAATGGAACAAGGACGCGGCTCAGTTTCGATATCAACCGACCGACCTTGAACCGACCGGCATTAAGCATCCTCACTGGGATAAGGTGATGGCCCATTGTGGGCGTGACCTGGATAACATTCTCAAGCACTCTGCTTGGGGTCAACAATACAATGTCAAAACAGGGCGAGATTATTTGACCCTCTGGATTTCTTGTATGTTTCGTGACCCTTACGAGCCCTTGCCATACCTGTTCTTTTTTGGCAATCAGAATTGCGGTAAGTCTATCTTCCGCGAAGCTATCGAGTTATTGTGTACACGAGGCTGTGTACAAGCGGACAACACGCTCGTTAATACCTCGGGGTTCAATGGTGAACTTTACGAAGCCATCCTTGCCTATGTTGAAGAGGCTGACTTGTCTAAGGGTGGAACACTGGCCTACAATCGTATCAAAGAGTTTGTGACTAACGATAAGCTGTCTATTCATATCAAACGTCAACAGCCTTTCATGGCTCCTAACACAACTCACTGGTGTCAGATGGCCAATTCCAGAGACAACTTACCTATCTTTCCTGGGGATACTCGTATCATTGTCATCCATGTGGCAGATTTAATGGACGAGATTCCAAAGCGGGTATTGAAAGCTAAGCTTCGAGAAGAGGCCCCTCAGTTTATGCAAACACTTATGCAGTTGGAACTACCACCTGCTACAGGACGTTTACGACTTCCGATTCTGACGACAGATAGTAAGGAAGCTTCAGAAGAGGCTAGTAAAGACCCATTGATGGTATTCCTTGAAGAGAACTGTCATTATGTGAAGGGTGAACGCACACTCTTCAAAAAGTTCTACGACATGTTTCACGAATCATTGCACCCCTGGGAAAAAGGACAGTGGTTGAAGCGAAAAGTAAGCAGTGCCATGCCACGAGAGTTCCCGGTAGGGGCAGGTACAGGTAATCAAAAGTATGTTGGGAATTTGAGTCTCGTAGAAAAAGACGCTAAACCAGATGCCAAGCCTCTGGTCGTTCGGAACAAGTATTTAGTCGATGGTGAGGACGAGTAAGGCAATGCGGCGTAAACGTAAAATGAATATAACTGGAAAGAAGGAGTATGTTGTGAGTAACGACACAGATAGCCGTAAATTTACCCCCGAGGACTACTTAGATATAGGTCTGCCACCCAAATCAAAATTTAAGGACTCTGGAACCCGTTCTGAATTCGGAACAGGTGCCGTTCGAGATGCTCAGGACGGTAAAGGTCGTATGGATTTGATGCCTATACGAGCCTTGTTTGAAGTAGCCAAGGTATTTGAGGAGGGTTCTAAAAAATATGCTGCCCACAACTGGCGTAAAGGCATACCACTTTCTCGTTTCATGGACAGTGGTATGCGACACGCTGCAAAATATCTACGAGGCGATCGTGATGAACCTCATGATGCAATGGCATGTTGGAATTTTCTCTGTTTGATCGAAACTCGAATGATGATAGAGGAGGGATTGTTGCCAGAAAGTTTGAATGATTTGATATTCAATCCCTTGGATATAAATGATAATCCTTTGGGTATCCAAGAAACTCACCCCGGGGATGGTTATATTCATTGTGCCACTTCAAAAGAACAATCCCCATCAACTAATACAAATCAATTAGTTGATGCTGAGACGACAGATGAAGGTTATTAGAATGAACCCGAATGACGATGTACGGAGATTCATCGCGGGCGGCTTTGCAGACTTCATGCTGGCCCTAATAGAACAACCCCAGCCGATAGTGGCTGGGGGTGGCTATTCGCGAGACAAGCTCGTTGCTGCTTTCAACAAGTGGGCAGCCGAGCGTAATTTTAATGTCAAGAACGGCAATCTTCAAGAGTGGAGAAAGGCGTGTAAAATGGGGAAACTAGAATGACAACTCAACACAACGGATTTGTTCATATCAACGGTAACATCATGTGTGCTATTGATGTTGAAACCACGGGTCGAGAACCGGGCTACCATGAAATCATCCAGATTGCCATTTTGCCTCTGGATAGCGATCTAAGGCCCAACGATAAACTACGGCCCTTCTATACTACTATCGCCCCAGAGCACCCTGAGAGGGCCGAGAGAACCGCTACAGCCGTCCACAACCTGGACCTCCAGTATCTTATGAAGCATGCGCCTGACAAATGGAAGGTGGCAGACCTCCTGGACGACTGGTTCCAGAAGCTCGACCTACCATTCAGAAAGAGTATCATCCCGCTGGCCCATAACTATGCCTTTGAGGCAGGGTTCTTGAAAAGTTGGTTGGGGATGGAATCCTTTAATCATTTTTTTCACCCTCACCCTCGCTGCTCAATGTTGTTAGCCTTGAGCCTCAATGACCGGGCAGCAATGCGTGGTGTAGAGGTCTATTTTCCCTACGTCTCTCTGAATCGCCTTTGCAAATGCTTCAAGGTGCGCAATGAAAACGCCCACGATGCTTTAAGCGATGCGCGGGCGGAAGCTGAAATCTATCGGTCACTTTTGATGATGTACCTGGACTAGGTCCGGGCAGGTATTCCAATTCTCGTATACACAGATTGCTTTCGTCCTACCACAAACGATATGCACGCTTGTCATTCCACATCCACGCTCGTAAGGGAGTGTTATTCTGTGCGCACATATTGGAAAATCTGGAACAAACTTGAATGCGTCCGCACTTGCGGGATTCGCATTCTTTCTCTTGTACCCCCGTATATCTAACGGGGGTGTTCCTTTGCGCGGATAATGGATTTCTCCATTTGGCATTATTCGTGGTGTGCTCATTTTAACCTACCGTGCGATTGGATAAGCTTCCTGTGAGTCTGTTACCCTCAGTGTAATAAGGATTAGGCGCTGGATCGGAACCTGTCCAATGAGTCTCAAAGAAATAACTAGTGATATTGCTACCCGTGAATATAGAACAAATAGTACCATTAGGTGAACTAACAAGAGTAAGTGAGCCACTAGGCATACCAAAAGTCTTATCGGTATCATAATACCAAGACCAGTGTAAAAACATTTGTCTCTCTGCCCCAACATAATCCCGTAAATGCCCCCCACCCCCAAAGTTATAGGTTTGATAAAACCGGACGGGTACTGGAAACGTATAGCCTGTATTAACTGGTATGTAGTTCCAGAGACTAACGTAGCCTGGCCACTTGTTGTAAATTGACCGAGCTAAATTTTGTTGTGAGACAGCAGCAGCATCATAATTGGCAGAGTAATAGGCAACATCTGTATTTGTGTTTACGGCAGCGATCCAAGCTGTTCTAGCTGCACTAGCAGCAATACGAGCAGACTCTTCGGCAGCTAGCGGCCCTAGTGCGTTATAATAACAACCACCCGGAAATTCTATATCAGGACACTCAGAAACACTAAAGATTTTGTCAGTGAGAAATTGATTATCCGGCCCCACACATTGTTTCCAGGCGTCAGCTTGCATAGTCACGGTGTATAGCTGTTCATGAGCCCAATCAACACTATTGGCAGTATCATAATTCAGAGTGTTGTCTAAAGTCAAAGCTGCCGCTTTCAAAATTTCAAACTCATTTTTAGCTAATCGAGCAGGACTTGTAAGAAGTGGTACGGTATCCCACATACTACTTGAACAAGTTGACCCCCAGGCAGCTCCGTAACCACTGTTTCCAATGTCATTTAATCGTTGGGCCAAAAAGTTATAAGTGGCCAAATCTATTTTACGTGTGGGTGGCATTATTCACTCTCCACTGATCCAACGTTTGACATACCAAACAACATCCGAACTGTAGTAGAACAGAAGTCTGTGATAGCACAACGATGCACGTACACCCCAAATTGACGGAGATTCTTTCTACATAATTCCGTCAGTTCTGCTTCCACCTTGTCTGTGATATCGTCACGGAAGTCGTTGTAGTTCCACTTGCTCACAACCCCGACTATCGCGGCTTTTGTTATGTCATTCACAGTTGTGTCAACATCCCAGTTACGCTCGCCGATTGCTTGAACAACGTCATTGATTGAGTACACAATCAATGATCCTACAGCGACCGCAACACCATCTCGCGTCTCTACCGCTTGTGGCGTCGGTAGATCATGCGTTTGACGGGCCGTGACGATCACTTCTATGTCTGTGGTAAAAGGCCAATACCAGTGCCATCCAGGCCCCATTTCTCGCGGCCATTTACCAAATCTCCAGCGCACCCCACTATGTGTAGCACGTACGATAATGGGTCTTGGGACAAAGCTCAAGAGCCCATTGAATATTTCAGACAACCATGCAAAAGCTTCCATATTTCACCCTTATTCATACAAGAAAGCTAATCCAGCACCAAACAGATTAAGTCCGATATCGTATTGCATAAAGAAGTCACTATAGTTTGTCCCATCAGTCCATGTGGTAGTACCATTAGCAGCCAAAGACCCATCGGGACTAATGCTATGGAAGAATGTTCCCAATGAAGATACTGGACTGCCTTCTATAGCACTATTTGTAATTGTGGTAGTCTGTAGATCAATTGAACTTAATCCAGCGCTACCAATAGTTCCAAATTCAAAAGGCTCGCCCGTTGAATAGTCTACTGCCGAAGTAACCCCACTCTCAGGCCCTAACAGATTAGGATCAAGAGTCACAACGTCAGCTACTTCTGGAGTACCAGGGCTTACATCACCTGTATCAGAGGGTTTAGGATCACCTCTATCCTGATATCGACGTTCACCTATGCCGTAGGGATTCTGGTTTCCATATTGGACATATCGTACATCAAAATCATCCCCAACCCAACCCCCGGCATCGTCGCCCGGAGATTCATTCTCCACGTCATCGGGGGCGGGAAAACGTAGTGTTTCGTCTACGTCAGCAGGATATGCAAAATCGTATGTTGTCATTTGGCCAGCTTTAACGGGACACCAACAATCAAAATCAATGGTTTTGGTATCTGAATTATATGAGGCTTGTTCAGCTATCGCAAGGACATTGGCGGACGCTATGTATGGATGACTAAAGGCCAATGTCACTCCATCTAGGGGTTCTACGTTCAATAGATTGAGTGAGGTACTAAACCTTGCTCGCTTCCAAGTGTTGGAATATCGTATCAACCAAAAAGTTCCACTCTTGATGACGGCGTCTGCAAAATTGTAGATGTAAAAATCAAATTCCTGACTCTGTTTACCATACTTACTAATGTTGTGGCGTAGTACAATTCGGTTAGGTTCAGATTGAGCCCCGGTCGCTGTCCACTTGCAATCCATCTCAGTGATTAGACTTTCAGTAGGTGTAAGATCAAGCTCAAATGTTCCTAAGTCAATATCAGACTCGGTAACTGTCCCAGCCGACGTTGGTACCTCTGGCAAGTATGTCAAATAAAACACGTCATTGATAAGACGAATCGAACAACGGGCCTGCCAGGCTATCTCTCTGAGAACGGTTAGAAGATTGGTCTTCTTCTGATAAATGAAATGACTCGGGTAGCTAGCAAGTCTAGTTTTAACATGGTTAAAAGATGTAGTATTATAGGTCAACTCTGTATAAGTATCAATGAGATACTCCATTATATCTACTGTATTTGGACCTACGGTAGATTCAAATGTAACATAGAGTTCATTTTCCCAACCACCGTCACCTAACATTGCCATGTTCGTAACGGTTTTAACTATGGTAGCCGAGATTGATCCATAAGTCTCCACAGAGACAGTGTAATAATCTGATGGGAGATCAACCAATTCCCTAACACCACCCTTGTCACCAGTTTTTCGATAGGCAGATACTTTGAGGACTGTACCAGGGGTGATACTTATGATAAACTGCTGTGGATCAACCGTATAGAGTTGTACTTCCGATCCTGATTTAGCATAAAAGTAGTCGAGATTGCTTCCACCTATTGAACCGGACGGTGTAAAGACCTGACTAGTAGACCACTTGGTAGTTACACTTTTGTACTCACCTATCATATAAGGCCAGTCAAAGTCTTGCCAGGTAACCAGGTCAACTAATTTAGGATGTAAGCCCCAAGTCCATGTCGTAATGACATTTCCATATCCATCTCCTATAACGTAAGAGTGAACATCTGGAATAAATGTATCGCTATCCCCGTCAAAATGACCGGGGAATAACGCCTGGTTAATCCTGAGCGTGATATTACCTCTAGGAAATTGTTCCCCACCTATAACACGCCATGCCTCTAATTCTGTGGCATGTTGTTCGCCTACAATATTCAAGGCATCAATACGTTGAGATAAAAACGTATCAGCACGGGCTCGATGGGATTGAGCTTTTCGCAACGCTGCGTCCGCATTTTGATAGGATTGACTCCCTGAACCCACTGCCGCTGTTTCCAGATCGTCACCTTCTGACATATAATCGGTGTAAATTCCATCCCATCGTAAACCTTCTGTTACATTATAGTTTTGATTTATTAGGTAATAGAATTGACGAAAATCAAGTGCAAAATCCCGGATAGCAACACCAGTCCTTAGAATACCAGTTGTAGCCTGCGTGACTTGTAAACCTTGAACATTGACACACGTTCCAAAACACATTGGCCAAGGTTGACCAATAACATCGGATGACAGAAATTCAAATTGACCTTCTTCCGGCGAGAAGCCAACTTCTTTATCTTCGAGTGCTGTAATGATAGAAAAACTAACTGTCCGGTCTCCTTCTTTCCACGTAATCGGGGAACTTACAACACCTTTGAATAACAAAAAGAGATCACTCCAATCCAAACCCTCAAACCACTGATAAACCCAAGCCTCTCGTTTATGGATATCATGGGTGTCCATAATAGTTTTGATCGAGCCATTCGTATCGTCTAGGATAACGTCAAGCTCTTGTGAATCAGCACTTGAAGACACATTGATGACAGCATCAAGCTCACCAACATCCAGGATTCTACCAGGTATTGCTTGTGGGGCACCATACCAACCAAGAGGTATATCCTTGTCCGCGTACCAATAGAGCGTACCACCCGATACCCATCTAACCGCAATGAGATTGATAGGCTCATTACCAAGCTTGTTTGTGATAGCGGCGATGGCATTTGCTGATAAATTTCTCATGGTTCCCTCTATACAATCAACTCGATATAGGCACGGACTGCCTCAAATTCTATGGACAGTGTAATCATTTCACCATTAGGATATCTTCGTGATTTCCAAGGCCCTGTAAAGTCGAGTTCTATTGGACTTGTCATAAAATTACCTACCCAAATACGATCTAAATGATCTTGAATCTTGATTTTGGACGCTGCATATGAACGATAGAATTCCATAATTTCCAAGCCCTTCATCCTGGTGATTTGAAAATTAAACACTAAACGAACACGACCGTCTTTGCTTTTGACATACGTGTATAATGTTCCATCCATAGACCGTTTTGTTTGAACCTCTGCTCGAAGATTATCACTGTCACCCAACACCGGATTAGGGAGCAACGATGTTGTTTGAATACTAGGCCATGGTGCGCCAAGATAAAACATGTTATCCCCTTTAGAAGGTATACTTGAACAAATCTATGTCTTCTTCAAATCGTTTCGCAACCAAATGTTGCGTGTGGATATTGTAGTAAATCTTGTAAGGTTTATGGACTGACTGATTGGTATGGGCTAAGGGTGCTTCAATACCCAAGATGCGTTGGATGTTAGTCCAGTCCTTGTTGAGCGTTTCAAATTTACCTATATAGTCAGGCAGCCATAATCCCTTGGGGCGTAGCCAGTCTACTAAGCGGTTAGCCTGATAAAGTCCTCGAATATTGGTAAGCCCGGGTCGCTCATAATTACCACTAACAACTCGATTGATATAAGTATCAAAATCAAGTTCCTTCTTCAATCCAAGCCAGTGATACAGCGAGACTAAGCGATCCCATGGGTTGCGAACGAATGCAAACTTAAAAGACTCGTCAACCCATTGCTGTGTTATAAAACCCTTTTGTACTAGCGAGGGTATATGACTATGATAAAATGTTACGCTTGTAAGATCAAGGCTGAAATCCTTGTGTTCATTTTCAAGGGCTCTGTAACGAGGACCATAAGCATTCGATAAAGCACGACTGATACTCATTCCTGCAACTTTAGGCATCCAGAGAAAGAGAACTTTCTGCTCCGGTAGCACTGGTGGTACTTTAGGATTTAATGGTGCGGATTCGCAATCGGGATATATCTCTAAGGATATCCGTGTGGGTTTCCGTACTTTGGCTATTGTAATATATTGCTTGGGCATTGTTAGCCCCCACTTGTTAATTCAAATGACAAAGATGCCGACAGATTACAAGTATCGCGGTTACGAACAATCGGTTCTTCCGTTGATGTAATAACACCTAACCATTCTTGTCCTTCCCAATCTCGGAGTTTTACTTCTTTCCCTAACGACGTGGTAACAAAGTCTAACAAGTCTTGTCCTTCGATTTCGGTTAAGCCAATAAACTGAAATTCGAGTTGCTTTACCTGGGGCCAAATGGGATCAGCATACACTGTGAGGGTGCCACCACGGGTCTCTCGATTGATCCGGTGTGGTGACAAACGCTCTCTATTTCCTAGCTCGGGACCACGTAGTGTCAGAACCTCGGTAGGTGTCGTCACAGGGTACGAGAGTTCGATGTTATTGTTGGTATAAGCTAGGGTGGGTGGTGTCACTGACGGCGGCTCAGGGGCATCTGGGTCGGTTGTAGAGCCTACAGAAGGGGCATAGTCACAGAATGTGGTATCCTGAATAAATACAAATCCAAGAGTTGATTTTGCATTGATGATATTACTGGCTGCCCGATTATAGACGACGGAAACACTAACCGATTGTCCCAATTCTAAGGTATTACCGGCTGATAACAGGGTTGGACGCGAGCCAATAACATGCACAACAGAGGCCGTGGAAGTCATTTCAGTATACACTGAGTTCCAGTACCCACTTACAGCATCATACGAACGGGATTCCCAGCCTGTTAAAACACTCCCTGCTGTCATCCTAAATGACCCGGGTGTGGTAGCTATTTGAATATCAATGGTGTTACCAACTGACCGACTTAGAATCTTTTGAACCGATACACTTTGATTCACTCCAATTGTATTGCTTGCAAATGGATGTGAGGATGGCCAACCCTCGTGATCAATTCCAATGTCACTTTCTACACTGCGATTAAGTACTTTTTGAACCGAGACACTTTGCCCCAAAGATAATACGGACGAGACCCCCAGGGTCACATCAACATCGAGAGTTTGTCCAAGACTCAAAGTACTAATGGCAGTTCCAAAACGAGTACGAGTGGTCGTAACGTCTTGTGACATGGAGAGAGTATTATCCGCATCTTCCATATGCTGGTTGTTTTCGATGCCTTGTCCAAGACTAATAGTGTTACCGACACTGGGATACCGAACAACACTTACAGAAACCTCTTGCCCGAGGGTTAGGATACTCTCTGCCGTCTCCTGCTTAAAAACAGACTGTCCGAGTATGAGAGCATTACCAACCGAAAGGTTACGAACAACTGATAATCCAACGTCCTGTATAATCCCAAGAGTATTTCCAGCACTTACAAATAGGGTATGACTAACTAACGCTTCCTGAGATATAGAAAGCGTATTATCAGCGTCTTCCATGTGCTGGTTTGTGTCTGTACCCTGATTCAGGGGTATTGTATTTCCAGCCGAGAGACTACGTACGTGAACGACACTAACACTTTGCCCTACGCCTATCGTGTTTCCAGCTACCTCGGGCGTGATTCTTGTAAGATACTCAACACTAAGGTTATGAACACGTAATTTACCATTCTGCGCAGCACCAGCCACCATGACAGCTTGACCACCAACTCGAAGCTGGGTAGCCAAACGTCCGATAACTTCAACTTGCTGACGAGATAGCCTTACATTGGCCATTACTCAACCCCCACGCCAAATTTAGCAGCATTTAATTTGTCAATAGTCCAAGCATTGCTTGTCTCTGGGTCATCTTCAAAGACAAAACGATAATTACCCCCCAGATTATCACCGAATGTTTCATTAGCGGTAGCTTGTGTACCATTCGAGTCTGCAATCCCTTCCAATGTAAAATAGCCAACATCGGTGACAGCAGCATGAACATTAAGTTGCACACCAAGTACCGGCCAGGTAGAGGCATCAAGGGCATTTGCAAACGTGAATAAATCTACATCGTTAGCTGTATCACTTTCTACATAGTTAGCAGTATCAACTGGAATATTATTGACTTGATCGTAGTGATTTGCACCTGTTGAAGTCCAGTCAGTGATGTCATCTCCGTCCGGAAGTAACACCCGCACCTTCACAGGTCCGAATGGTTCTTGAACATCACCAGTATTGTCATAGACATAGATATCGTCAATTTTAACATTGGTGTTAGACCAAGGTGTCCATAGATGGCCATAAGCGTTGTCACTATATGTTGGAACAGACGATGTATCTATGCCAATTTCGGACTCTATTAGTGTACCATCAAGATACAGTTTCCAATAACCATTAGGTGAGTCTGCGACTTTCCATTTAATTTCAATATAGTACCAAGTATTAGGTGCTATCAGACCTGTTGCAGTGGCTTTACTCCCACTCGCATAATAGACCGTAAATCCCCCGTCAGTCTTAGTATAAAGACTCATAACCCCACTATAATAATTCACACCCGGATTAAGCGCTCGATACAAATAACCATTGGCAGAACGGCTACCCGAGTTCCAAGCAAATCCTACAATCAACTCTGATGAAACGGGGTCATGTGTATGAACGAGTTTATAACTTGTACCACTCGATACAAAATCAAAACAAAGACCCTGACCCTCGTAAGCACTGTCACTTAGTTTAGCTGACGTGGCGGCACTAACATTAGACAATTTCTTGAGCATAATGTCTTGTAGACTGCTGCCAGTATCTCCATTAGCACCGAAGGTTTCAAAGCCTTCAATTAACAATAAACCCGCCATGTCTAACTCCCTCGATTAGATAAATTTGACGCCAAATTGCGCTGCATCTATACCATTGGCATCCCATGCGTTAGAGGTGTCTGGATCAGTTTCGATGATCCGTTGAAATTGTTGCTCGTCCCCGGTACTCATTGAAGTATTGTTGGCTGTGAAATTAGCACTATCTTCTGTACCATTAGACGAGCATAGAATCGCAACTGTTTCCGACCCCGCTATGTCCAAGAATGCTCTCGTGTTTACTTGGAGACCAAAAATCTCAACCCATGTACCACTTAAATCTTCAAAGTTATAGAGGTCTTGTTCATTCGTTGTTCCAGATTCAACGTAGATACTTTCATTGGCAGTCTCTTCATTCACCATTGTGTAATTGTCACCATTGCCACTGGGTGTCCAGTCAGCATCGTCCCCATTGGCGTCTGGTAACAATCCTTGGACACAGAAGGCACCTAGTACATCGTTGTTTTGGCTACCAGTTAAATCACAGACATACCAATCACTATATCGTTCATAATAGTCTGAGTTTCTAAGGTAGGCCCTATTAACTGCAAATGTGCTATACTTAGTGTCTATATTTGTGTTAGAGCCAATTTCAACACCATTGACATATACATACCAGTAGCCAGTGGTATCATGAACCTTCCCTTTAAGTTCGATTAAATTCCAGCTATCGTACCCCTCAAGAACATTGGAAAGAGTGGTGTCAAGAGTCCCGTTCCTAACTTTGACACGAATATCACGTCCATTCATCTCAAGTTGAATATGTTCATAACTACCATTATTGATTGACATTAGAGGCCGCCATTTGGCAGTATAGTTACGTTCATAAGCATGGTGCCGATTTCTTACATATGCCCCCATAGCAAGTTCCTCGGGCTCGTCTGGAAGGAGTACAACAAACTGTCCTATACCACTGCCTGGATAAAATACCTTCTCCCCGCTAAAACGGTTATCATGTGATTCCAATATTCCACTACTTGTACTTGAACTCGCCCACTTGGCGGCAAAAAGAGTCGACCATGTGGGTGTCGAAGAGGGGCCAGTCCCTACAGCATAGCCATCCCAACCTTCTATTGCACGTAATACCATTAGGCTACCTTTCTTATACCGAAAGAAGCTGAATTTATTCCGTTAGCTGTCCAAGCATTTGCTGTATCGGGATCATTTTCCCAAACGGCATCATCATGTGGCATCGGGTAATCTTTTTCTATACCTAACCCACGAGTTGCTGAGTAATATGTATTCCCTGACACACAAATGTGTTGCAATGGGCGTGGCATAGACGAGTCCGACCATGCTGAGGCGATGGCTTGCACCCCATGAATGGTTGCATTGATTTTGGATAGATTTGGATAGGTCCAGATATCGTCGACATTTGCCCCATTGGCTTCAACATAATCTGTTACTTGCCAGAGATTCGAGCTATTCACAAGCTCGTAATGGTTAGCCCCGCTACTAGGTGACCAATTTTGCGATCCATCGTCACCATTAGGTCGCAGTGTTTCAACTTTAATTGGACCTAGAAAATCATTGTTGTCGCTCCCAGTGTCATCACAAACGTAAATGTCATCAAAAGCAATATTGTTATCAACACCACCCAACATAAAGCTCCCCGGTGTATAGTCGGCGTGCTGAGTGTCCCTACCGGTAGTTGAATAAACAGCAGTGCCGTCTATATGAACCTCAATAGTCCCCGCTGTATTATGGTGATACATTTTGATTTCGATATAGTACCATCGGTTTGGTTTGAGAACTTTATTGCAAGCCTCCGGGTCGGGCCAACTAGTTCCACAGGCCATCAAACATCCTTCTATCAAATACAATGATATTTGGGCGGAATCAGACGACGCAAAGACGGTAATCAACCCTGTAGTGAAAGGCGCTGTTTTCATAGCAAATCCGACAATCCACGTATCGGATTGTGAGGCATCAAATCTGGTCAGCCATATCTTGTTGTTTGCATCGGCATCCTGTATTCGTAACCCCAGGCCATGTCCGCCACGACCTGCAATTAAATCCCCATCTGGTGTACCGTAGATGATCCTTGTACCTTCATGACGACGTTGAAGGTCAGTATCCAGGGAAGTCCCTGTACGCCCTGAGTCACCATAATGGTCAAATCCTTCGAGTAGTCGAAGCATAATTTACTTCCTATTTGACTTTGGGGGTTTTATAGGTTATACTTAATATAGGAGGATGTTATGAAAGAACAATGGCGAGATGTCGTGAATTATGAGGGATTCTATCAGGTTATACTTAATATAAGAGGATGTTATGAAAGAACAATGGCGAGATGTCGTGAATTATGAGAATTTATATCAGGTATCGAATCTAGGTAGGGTTAAATCGGTTGATAGGATTATAACGAGTGAAGGACGATCTACACAGACCTTAAAAGGGCGAATGTTGAAAACATTTTTAATGGGAACCTACGGGCATTTAAGTGTTTCTTTATCTAAACAAGGTAAAATACAGAGACGATATGTTCACCAGCTTGTTGCTGAAGCATTTATTGGACCTCGTCCTAAAGGTTGTCAAGTTCGACATGGTTCAAAAGGTGTATTGGACAATTGTGTATCTAATCTTTGCTATGGGACCCCTAGTGAAGATGGACTTGATAGACGAAGGGACGGGACTCATGGTGGAAAAGCTGTTCGGAGGTCGGATGGTGTTGAATTTATAAACTTGAGTGAAGCTGCTGAAGTGACAGGGTGTGGCATTTCTGGCATCTCGTATGTTTGCAATGGTCATCGGAGATCATGTGGAGGATTTGGTTGGGAGTTTGTTGATAAAAATGAACAAACAGTGAGAGTCACTCAGCGAGAATCTAAACCTAAGATAACTGGATCAGGGGTTCGTGGTACTCGGGTTAAACGTAATGATGGTGTTATTTTTGATAATCTACGGCAAGCCGCAAAAGCTTCTAAATGCAATTCTGGAGACATTTGTTCTGTTTGTCGTGGTAAAAGAAAATCGGCTGGCGGTTTTACTTGGGCTTATGAGGAAACATCACTGACTAAACAAAATGAAGACTGGCGAGCTATTGAAGACTATGACGAGCTATATGAAGTATCAAATCTAGGGCGAGTAAGGTCAGTTGACCGGACTGTAATGACCAAGAATAATAGAGTCATGAAATTAAAAGGTCAAATTCTTCAGTCGACATCTGGTCATCCTGATAATCCTTTACAAGTAGGTTTAACAAAGGACAGTGTTGCTAGTACACATACGGTTCATCAACTTGTCGCCACGGCTTTTCTAGGTTCGTGTCCCGATGGTCAACAGATTCGACATGGTTCTAAAGGGCGATTCGATAATTCAGTGTCTAATTTGTGTTACGGTACCCCCAAAGAAAATAGTCTCGATAAACGTCGTGACGGGACTCACCGTGGTCGAGCAGTTCGATGTATTAGTACAGGGGTTGAATTTATCAATCTCACGGTAGCCGCTGAAGAAACAGGATGTAATTCTAGTAGTGTTGGGAGAGTCTGTAAAGGAAAACAAAAGACTGCGAATGGCTTAAAATTTGAATATCTAGATTAAAAGAGTTGGCCGGGAAACCCTACGAGGGTTTCCCAAACCAACCTGGCGAGGGAATTATGCGGTAACGGTGTACGTTACCTTGAGTTGGTCGGTATTTGCCACGCTGACGTTCGCTGTGAAGTTGGCTGTCGCCCACAACGTTCCGCCACCAGCATTGGCGCTTTGCACGTCGGCATCGGTGCCACCACCAACAAGGTGGACACCCCATACGGAGCCACTACCAGTGATATCAAACGTAGCAACTGTCGTGTTGCTAATCTGACCACCACTAGCTGCGTCTTCTTGCCACTCGGCACGGGCCGTGCTATTTGCACTGTAATCGTAGTCTGCGAATTCATCCCAACCATTTGACCCATCAATCTGGGCGTATACGTCATTAGCTGACGTGGCTGAAAATGCCGCAGCATCTACAAGACCTAAGTACCAAGTGTCGATTTGCGTGTCGTTGTGGAACATAATGTCCAGCAACGCATTCTTACCCTCTGTGGTGATTTCGTTGTGGAAATCGTACGTGGCGAGCAACTCGCCCTCACGCCAATGTTCCACCTGAAAGCGACCACCAAGTTCGAGGGCTTCCAAAAGGGCTTCTCTATTAAACATGTGAAGTTCTCCATTGTCTACAGGAGTTAAAACGATGATGTACCTCGCCGCATCTCACGTTTGATTACGGCGACAACTTGCCTCCCTTGTTGGTGGGCAGATGATCCTTTACCACTGCCACCGTTTATATTTACGTCACCAACAGTTACGTTAGTAACTGAGCCGCCGTCTTGTCTGAAGACTGGTGCCCGTCCACTATTCATTGCCACAAGCTGGGAGAAGAATTGTCTTGTGGACTTGGCATTCATTACGAATTCACCTGGACTCAACATCGCGGGAATCGTGTCTGTACCTCGTGCTAAATTTCCTTTTGCTAAATACGATAACTTATTGATTAAACCACCTTTTGCATACCCTTGTATTAGTCCGCCTAGTTGTTTACCTGCTGCCTGAGTTAGAACATCGGGAGGCGTGTATTGTTGTTGATTCTGTATTTTCCGGGCCACATCTTCGTAGGCTGTAAGCTGAGCACTCTTCCAAATATCAATGGCTTTTAATGAGTCATTGAGCCGATTTTGTTGGATTCCAGCAAGCTCTTGTTCCAAACTCTTTGTACCTTGGATAGCAAGGTCTTCAGCCGCTCTGAGGGGCAGCATTCTTGCTACAGCGACGGCTCTACCGTCCGCCGAGTATGCTAAGGCTCTTTCGATGCCTAGTAACTTTTGGTCACCACCTAGTTTTGTATAAGCTTCCGTTTCTTCACGGATTTTTTTACTGTTTACCAACACCTCCCCTGCCGCATCCCTCATGACTCTTAATTTTGCAGCCATGTCATCACTGCGATCACCTACACCATCTATGGTGTCATCAACAGATTGAATTTGGGTTTCTAATAACTGCCATTCATCATTGGTCAAGTCTGTCCCAGACTTCATTTTACCAATTAAATCCACGGCGTTCTCAAAAGCTTTTCTGGCAAGGGGTGGCACAACCATTACTGTACCTGCGATGAGTGCTCGTTCACCTCGTGTTCTTGCTGCTGCTACGGAGACTTCTAACTGTTTGATTTCCATTAAGGTGGTGCGAAGCTCAATAGCATTTTTATTAGCCTCAAGGTACGCATTGCTAAGGTTTTCAACTCCTCGTGTCGGATCAAATTCTACGCCCATGACCTTAGACATAGCTTTGATCTGAGCTTCAACTACCGGACCCATGTAGTCACTAAAGCCCTTAGCAATCGTTTCACCCATTTGATTGATAGACGCTTCTGAAATTGTAAGCTCTTTATCAGAGAGCATACCATCAAGTTCTGACGACAACTGGGCCAAACCAAAGAAATCTTGGTAATCAAATTCTGGCAGTTCTTTTGCAAGATTTCTGATATTGGCAAAGGCACGTGCCCTAGCGGCTGATTGATCTTGCAATTCCTTAGCACTAAGTCGTTTGTTGGACTTATCAAACTGATTCATGTTCTTGAAGATAATATCGAACTCGCCCTGGAATTCCCTGTTCAATTTCTTGAGGGTTGCGGCACGTTCCTCGGCTATACGTTGTTTTTCCTGTGCTACAGCTTGAAGTTTCTTTTCCGCAGCTAAACGAGCGTTGGTCAAATTAGTTCCAAGCTTCAAGGCTTGATTGTCAGCCAAACGGGCTTTTCTCAAGTCCTGGAATTGACTCTTCGAGAGTTCGCCCGCTTTATAAGCTTTTTCCAAAGGCTCTAGTTGGTCCCAAGCTAAGTCCTTGAGATTACCATAGATGTTCTCGGCTTCACCATACAGAGCTAACGCACGTTCGATATCTTCAGGCTTACCTGTGACAAGGAGGCTCGCCCCTTCGCGGCTTAATTCCAGGATTCGTCGTTGTTGTGCATGAACTTTATCTTGAGAGTCAAGGAATCTCAGACTACGCTGATACTTGTCGTCCTCACCCTTTCGATTGATGTCGTAAATCCTGTCCTGGGATTCAGAAATGGCGTCAGCAGCGTCAGTCGCAACATCTTCGTATGCAGATTGATAATCTTTAAGTGCTTCTAGAATAGTATTAAACTTGTCTTTAGTGTCAGAAACTTCCCTTCTGTTATTCTCAGCAATAATTACAGCCTGTTTCTGATAGGCGCGTTGAACTGCCGCAATAGTCTTGAGGGTATCAGAGAGATTTTGTTGATTGATTTTCTTTTGCAACTCAAATTGCTGTTCAAGAGCACCCCTACCGATTGCTTTCTCTAACTCGTATTGTTTATCAATATACTCAGCAAGGGCAACGTTCATTGCATGAACTTCGTTAGCAGCACGCTTGAGGTTGTACGTGAATAATGCGACAATTCCAGCAACCACGGCGACTGGTGCTGCCGCAATAGCCCACATAGCGGCCGACTTGACTGCCGCCCATATAGAAGCGTTGCCAGCCCGTACCATAGCTACTTGAGTCAAAACAACTTCGGCTCTTAATGTAATCCAGGCAGCGATTTCACTGTATAAGATTTTAAGTTTTGTAGACATTAACGGAATAAGGAAAACCGCCAAAGTTGTACCATAGGTCATGGTGGCATCATAAACCCAGGTTAAAGATTTTGCAAACTTAATGGCATACAATGTAGTATCCACTAAGGCTCTACCAATATCTTCGACGAGGATATTCTTCAGCTTGTTAAACTCACGGGCTAGTTCTTCACCAGGTGTATCAAAAACGAGCTTGTATTTCTTTTCAAGGATTTCTGCTGAAGTCTCACCAATCTGTCTTAGGTTATCAACAAAGGTTTCAGCATCCTGGCTGGCCAAAGTGATAGTACCCAACAAACCACGAACTCGACGAATCAACTTGCCCATTTCACTACTAGATGAACCTACTGTCGTTTGCAATTGTGTCAAAGCACCTTGGAAACCGTAGGTAGCGATTATCTGTTCGGCATTTGCAAAACCAAGCTGTTTGAATGCTACCTTTAGGTTATCAGAGGGCTTTAGTAATGCTTGCATAACACCACGAACCTGGGTCATCGACTCAGCGGTTCGCGTACCCTGAACCGTAATGGTAGCAATGGCTGCTAGGGTTTCTTCAAGACTAATACCGAGCGAGTGAGCCAGGGGTCCAATTCGCCCAAACGTGTTGGCCAATTCACTAATACGTGTACGACCTAATTCGACAGTCTTGAATAACTTGGCCGCAACAGACTCAGATTGATTGGTACTAATATCAAAACTGTTTAGTGCCGCAGTTAGGAGATTTACAGAATCTTCAGTCGAAGATACCGCCGCAATAGACAACTTGTTAGCTGTATTAAAAACGTGCAACGATTCACTAGCGTCACCGACCTGATTCGACAATGTCTGATACAAACCTTCAGCTACATCTAATCGACCCTTTCCAAACTCGTCTGATGTATCCCGAACAATCTTGGCAATGTCCGCGAGACTACCGTAGGCGTCATTAGCAATAGTAGCAACTTCAGCAATAGACCTTTGAAATTCAATTGATCCTTTGATGGCTTCCTTGAAGGCTTGCTTTAATAGATTCAAACCACGAACAATTAGCTGTGTTGTAACAATCCGGAGCATGGTCTTCCACGACACAGCAAAACTCTGGACGGGTGCGGGATTCAGTTCTCTCCGTGTAGCCCTGCCGATAGCTCGCATAGCCGCTGTCATGCGGGCTTTCGAGCCATTTATTTGGCTATCTAATTTCTTGACCTTCTCTTTGAATTCATCAACAGTACCACCAGTACGATGGAAGCCAACGACTAATTCATTGAGACCCTTTTTGAACGCCTTCTGATTCTGGATAGCGGCCCCAGAAAAGATTTTCTGTGCTGCTGCTCGTAGTTGCTCTAAGGAGGCGGCTGCTTTCTTAGCTTGAGCGGGATCAACCCCTGCCACGCCTGCCCCTGCTTTCGCACCTGCCGCTGCACGTGGTGCCGCCGCTACAATACCCTTGTAGCCCGATACTCTTTTTAATTGATCTGCAGCTAGCTTTGCTTCGTCCTTAATTCTCTTCAAAGACGCCACAACTTTACTGGCATTCGTATTAAACCTAGCTGCGGTACCACCAAACTTGTTCAGTGTGGTATTCAAACTCTTGTACCGATCCATGAGTGTTTTAAGATCACGGAGTGCATCAGCGGCGTCGATAATGAATTCTTGTCGAATTTGTTCGGCCATTTATGTCACCGTCTTTACTTTGATACTTTGTACAAGGAGGGGGCTGGGAAGTGGGTCCATACCGTCGATAGCGTGCTCAACGGCTCGTGTTCCAGCCTTTTGGAATCCATAGGGTCCAGGATTTTTGAGCTGAGAGAATAGCGCCCTATCAGGGTCCGTATTTGCGTTGTGATATTCGTTATAGACAAGGTGTGGTAGATCAGTAGAATAGAAGAATCGTCCCACACCCTTATCAATTTCAATACCACCGTCACTAAATCGTTTCCCGTATGCTATTCCCGTAGCGTTACCTTTTGAAATAGGGATTGTCGAGTGAATCTCATTAGCTAAATGCAAAAATGAAGCCGCAGAGGCACCCGACCAAACACGATAAGCACCAGTTTGTCCTGCAATAAGATCAACGGCCGTGGCCAACAGATAGCGTGCAGCTAACCTTGAAAGTTGTTGGTGAAGCCATGACTCAAAGAGTTGGACATAGGCGCTCTTGTTAAACTGGGCCATTTCTATTGTCAGTTTTAATCTCATCGGTCAGCGTCCCTTAACGTTTACGGCCCGTACTTGGCATCCGTGCCCCAACACCTGCTAGAGCTTCCTTTTCCTTACGTTCATCCTCGTCACATGTTTGATGGCAACCGATAGCTAAAGCTTGTTGCCAAACACCCATGTCATCCCAGCTAGGCTTGCAACCTGGTGGTAAAATGCCAAATCGTTGGCAAGTTTGCCAGATTACATACTCTCCGGTTCGGTAGCTGGGCCAGAGGATTCGCTTGCTGCTTGACGCTGACCACGTAGAAAAACCTGGCGTGCTGCCTCAAGCTTACTTTCATCCAGGGCATTTGCTTCCATGACAACTTGGATAATCCTGTTGATTTCCACAGTCGCTAGTCCAGCGTTCCTAAAATCGTCTGTCCAATTTTCAAGTGTACCTGGATCATCTGGGTCTACTGTGTCCCATTCGATATTGCTAGGCTCCAAAGACTTGACGACGATGAACGCTAGGCGATTCTCATTGTAGTTGGCCATTTGTTGCTTAAAACCTGGATCATCCGTGTTGGGTTCGACCCCACCCTTTTTTCGGACGGTAGGCGGCTTGGGTTCTGGACACATCTCTTCAAAAGTATCCATATCCAACACTGCACGTGCTTTGATGATAATATCGTCTTCTTCTCGTGGAAGTACAAGCAGTACTTCATTCGGACCATTGATCTCAATTCCACCGATCTTCATTGTATAGTTCCTCGCCAAAAGGATTAAAAGGTAGGGGTTAGGGAAGTCCTAACCCCTTTACAGAATCACATTATGAATAACGACTGACAGTAGCTTCAACGGAATTACATCGACCGGAGGTCGAGATAGTCGCATCACCAAGGTCAAATTCCAAGGACTCGTAACGGTAGTCCGGCAGAATCGTCATTTCATTCTGTTCTGAACCACATGACAACACGTGGTCAATAACAATGTCAACAGCATAGGGCTCACAAAGGTCGTCAGATGACGACACCCATTCTGAAGCATCACCTTGTCGTTTCAGAGCATCCACAACTGTGATATCTTCAGCAGTTCCGCTTGTTACATGCTCATACACAAAGTCAATGGACACGTCCATTGGTTGCTGGTCGCCTTCTCGTACTGTGTCGAGGTCACCACGGTCCAACAGGTACTCATATTCCTTCGCTTCGGTGTAGGTAACGTTTCCTTCACCAATCTTAACCTCAATCCGTTGAGGTAGGAAGGTAAGTGTATCCGCGTTGGCTGGCGTAGGTGTACCCCAAGCAGGCGAGAACGCAATGTTGGTCGTCGGACCTGCACCCGTGGGGGTACGGGCAGTGACGGTGTACTCGGTATCTTGGTTAGCAGTACTAACCGTAAACCGAGCACCAACGGGCACCAAATCCGTGTCATCAGTGTTCAACACTGGACTGCTGATATCTACATCAGTATCGTTCGCACCGGGGGTTGCCTCATTTAATGTGGCAGTCCCAGAGAGTCCGTCCTGAATATAAATCAGCGCGTCACGGAGTTCAATTCGGGCCATAGTTTTAGCCTCCAGTTGGATAATTAAGGTACAACTCAAATTTACCATCCACTGCGGATTGTCTGATACGCTCAGTGGCACCAATCTGTCCGAAGTGGATTAACTTAATGCTCTCATTTTTTCCTCGCATCTCGGAGAGACAACCCAAGAGCGTTTGATCGTCTACACCTCCCGTATCCGGACCGAATCTGTAAATGGGGATCGGCAATTCCATCGCTTCAAGAAACGCACCGCCCCAATTAAAGAGCTTAAACGTATTCTCCCCTTGTCCTTCCATGTAGTCCGTCATCAGGATGTTAATGTTAATCCAAAGTCTCCAATACTTACTACTAAGTTCTCGAATGTAAGGTCCATTTACTCGTAATTCACATCTATCTACTTCCATCTTCTCAGGTTCACGTTCATCAATACCTTCTACTAGAATAGGTAAATTCAGTCCGTCTGCTACGTTCTTAAAGTGTACGGCTAGTGAGGAGAATATCCATCGTGGCCAATTAGGGTTCGCAGCCATTATTCACCCTCCTCAGTCATGATCCAATCGTGAGCTTCAGACAAGCAACACGGTGGTCCATAGGCTAGTTGCTTCCGATATAAATCCCCGTTAAGTCGCATTTCAAATCGCACCTCAAAAGCTGGATGCTGGTACGGCATTTGAAACGTTACAATACTCATGCAAGTCATCATGGTAGGTGGGAAGTATGCTAAGAATGGTTCCCAACCTAAAGTTTGATCCTCTGCTGACATAAAGGGAAAATCTGGTGCTACTAGAATCCCATCCTCGGGGACTGTGGTATGTGTACGCAACCCTTGTGCGTAGAGGCCAAAGTTGCTCCAAATATACTTCTCCAGTACGATAGCCTGTGGACTAAGGTAGACTATTCTAGCACTAGCGATTGCAAGTTGTGTGGGTACATCAACCATTATCCAGGCTCCCGTCCGTTACCGTCATTGTACAAATAGTTTAGTTCGGTTCGAGTAAGTAACTTATCAAACAGACACCATTGGTCTAAACGTACTATGGGGTCAACCCTTGTTTTCATAGCTCCAAACTTTATTTTATTGATTGAGTCTTCAACAAAATCAACAGTAATTTCTTCAGTACAGTCACCATTGTTAAAGGAACCACCGATAGCCCCGTTCGCTGAGTCATAATAGTATTCTAAGAACATCCATGTATCCGGAACGGCATCTACAGGGGTAAAATCAGATACTTCTTTGTTAAAGAGCTTGAATTTGAATTTTGGACTACGGGCATCCCATTCTATCTTACCCTTCTCACGCCCGTCTTCAAAGAGTTGCATAATCTTTTGGTTTTTATCACCGGAGACCGTTGTATCAAAATAGACCCAACCACAAAGTGTGAAGTCAGCATTTGATGAAAACAGATCGGTATTGAGACCAAAATACTCTTTATTGGCTGGATAAAATACAGCCGCATTTCCTACAACAGCGTTTGCCGTATACGGTACTGTGTTGTATTCTGTCAAGTGGTTAGTTCCTATTGAATCATAACGGGTACCACTGGTCTCATTCATCGTCCAACAAGCTAGAGCCGCTATTTCTAAAGTATCCAGAGCATCGCCATCCCATGCAAACCAATCTCGATCCCTACCTAATGGCCCCTGGTCGTCTTGGCGTCTCCAAATGACGCCGTTCAAACGAACGTCAAAAGTTGCTACCCAACCCCATGCGTTGGCGGTTTGATATACATCTAAGGCCAATGCACACGCCATAGTGGCTGGAAGAGTTACTAAGTCTTCCCAATCCTCGGTTTGGTCCGTGGGCGAATCAGCGAGATTCTCCGGGGCTGTGCCATTGCCATCTTCGGGAACCGTATCATGTGTCGAGAGGGCTTGTGCATACTTCCCATTGGCTACCAGATAGTCGGCTTCTAGGTCGAGAATATCCTGCCAGTATGTGGCAATATCCACGTCTACAGCGGCTAGTGTAGTTTCTATATTAACAGCCATGTTTTACTCACAAAGGAAAGGTGGTACTTGTCTACCGTTACCACTGTTATACTTGTCTACCGTTACCACTGTTATACATGTATGTGATTTCGTCATCAGTCAGAATATGCTTCCAGAAATGCACGGCGTCAACAACGCCACCCAGAGGCTTTTTAAGTTCAGCATCGCCACTGATTGTGAAATCGGCAGCACCCGTATGGATGCCCTTGGTATAAGCTAATGTGGCGAAGGTTCCATTATTTACACTGACACCAAGTTCTTGGTTTGTATCGTCGTAGTATACACAGAAGAAATACCATGTATTAGCCGATAGGGCTACCCCATGAGTTAGTTCTGTTTTCTTGCTACCATCTTTTGAGACATTCCACTTTAGGTGACCATCTTTTTTAGCCCGTAACAGATACTCACGCTCACTAGACCCTTCGTCCCATTTTCCAAAGAACCGATATTCTTTATCCCAATTGTTTACCTTAATCCAACCAGTAAACATGAAGTCAATATTTCCAGTTTGAAGAGTCGCATCATTAGCAGCTATCAATTGTTCATTGTTAGCTAACACGAAGTTAGCCGCGTTACTGACCTTACCAGTCGTGTAACCCACGGTGTTCCAGTCGATAAGGTCATTGTTACCCCAAGAGTCATACCGTACACCGCTTGTCTCGTCTAGGTGCCAAGCTGAAATCAGATTGGCAGCTAAGATGCACACACTATGGTCGACACCAACGGTGCTGCTCGCATTTGCATAAATTATCTTCGTGACACCGACACTATGATTTATCTCAATGGTGCTGTTAGCCGACCGTTGGAACACAGCCGAGTATTCAGCGTCATGGTCCAAGGTTAAGGTTGAGCTACCATCTCGATTAAAAATAGCCGAGTAGCTCGCATCCTGAGCCAAAGCTAAAGTGTTGTCGGCAGCACGATTGTACGTACCCTGAAGCCCAACTTCATGGTCGATTCCAATATCAGAGTCAGTATCACGGTCGCGGAACACTGACAAGGCTACGTCCTGGTCGAGAGCCAAAACACTATTGGCCGACCTATCACGGAACACTGAAAGTGTTAATTCATGGTCAATACCAATGTCTGAGTCAGGATTCTGGAAGGCAAGACGTTGATGTGCTACACTGTGATCGACACCAATATCACTATCAAGCCCCCGTGTCATGACCTTTTGATTCGAGACTGTTTGATCCAGGCTCAGTGCTGAGTCACCGCTTCGAGGTCGTACCATCGAAATACTGACCTCTTGACCCATATCCAAATTACTGTCACCATCACGTCCGTACACAGGGCCGCCGTCGGCTATCTGTACAAGCTCGATTGAATCTTCTAACGAACGATTGAAGATACTACCGCTTGAAATCACATCCGAAGTTATCGTCAAGTCGGATTGAGCACCTCGCCCATGCGCGTGCTGCAATACAACATCTTGAGTGACACCAATGTCCGATTGGACCCCACGGTTCCAAACGCTACCAGCCGCACTTGCGTCGTGCGAGATGCTCAAATCACTTTGAGCACCACGATAGAACGTTCCTTGGTAACTCGCCGTGTGGTCCATAGTTAATGCTGAGCTTGCCCCAAGCTCTCTAACTACAGATAATCCAACATCTTGACTCAAGGTCAAATCAGATTGCGCCCCTAACTCGCGAATAACTGACAGCCCCACATCTTGAGAGATGGCGAGGGTATTTGAGGCTGTCCTATTGAGTACTTTCTGTACCTCAGCGTCTTGTGTAATCGTAAGGTCTGATTGGGCACCCTTGTTGAACACATGGACAACTGAGGCTTCCTGGTCCATTGACAGGGTGGATTGTGCCGACTGGCTTGAGATGTGCGACACAGTCACACTATCAGCTATACCGATATCTGATGAGGCAGACCGCATCGCCACGTGAGAGGCATGGACTGTGTGGTCTAACGCAAGTGTCGAACTAGCTGTACGACTAAACACTGCCGAGTAAGCAGCCTCGTGGTACATCATTATTTGACTACTTACGGCCAGTTCCCGGGTTACTGACAACCCGACTATTTGAGTCAGACTCAGAGTCGATTCAGCGTCTCGACTCATGGCCTTTTGGGCTACAGCATCATCTGTGAGGCTCAGAGTCGACTCAGCGTCTCGACTCATGGCCTTTTGGGCCTCAGCATCGTGGCTAAGACTCAGAGTTGACTCAGCGTCTCGACTCAGGGCCTTTTGGGCTACAGCATCATCTGTGAGACTTAGAGTCGAGTCAGCGTCTCGATACATGGTCTTTTGGGCTACAGCATCATTTGTAAGGCTCAGAGTTGACTCAGCGTCTCGACTCATGGTCTTTTGGGCTACAGCATCGTTGCTAAGACTCAGAGTTGACTCTGAGCCTCGATACATGGTCTTTTGTACACTAACCTCTTGGTCCAATGTCAGTGTATTGCCAATGCTCTGCCCACGGTAGACTAGGACGCTCGCTGTGTGCCCCAAAGAGAGCGAGTTGCCCGCACCCCGGTTCAGAATGGCTTGTACGTCTACTTGCTGCGTAAGGGCCAATGTCGAGCCCTCAAGCGTGTTATTATCGGGACCACGATTCCAGATGCTACCAGCCGCACTCACATCCTGACTCAAGCTCAAGGCTGAATCCGTACTACGTGAACGATGCACAGACAACTGTGCTGTTTGGTCAAGTGTTAAACTGTTACCCTCTAAGGTACTATTGTCCGGGCCACGATTCCAAATGCTACCCTCAAGGCTAACACTTTGACTGCATGTCAAGTAGCTCATACCGCTACCTTCCATACCGGCTTGATAGTTGCATTGATGCCCAAGGTCAATAATTGATTGTGCTGACGCAAATCGAATTCGCTGTACAGTAGCATCGTGGTCCAAAGTTAGATCATTCTGGGCATCACGTGGACGAATAACCTGCACCCCAGCGACATGGTCAAGATCAAGCTCAGAGGCCGAACCATCGCTTTGGGCGAGAGTCTTAGCTACATCCTGGTCAAGAATAATGTCGGTTTGTGGGCCACGGTTGAAAATACTGCCCGAGCTAATCACATCTTGAGACATAACGAGATCGTTATGTGGATTACGATTCCAAATACTACCTTCTTTATTCAGGTCTTGATCTAAGGTAAGTGTGTTGCCTTCTAGGGTTGCATTGTCAGGTCCACGATTCCAAATGCTACCCTCTGTATTGACCATTTGGTCAATTATTAACTGACTACTTGCGGCCAGTTCACGGATTACTGACAACTCGACTGCTTGAGTCAGGCTGAGAGTGGATTCAGCATCCCGGTACATAACTTTTTGTACGCTAACATCTTGATCCAATATCAGAGTATTACCCACACTCTGTCCACGGTAGACCAATACGCTCGCTGTGTGCCCCAGAGAGAGCGTGTTGCCTGCACCCCGGTTCAGAATGGCTTGTACGTCTACTTGCTGCGTAAGAGCCAATGTCGAGCCCTCAAGCGTGTTATTATCGGGACCACGATTCCAGATGCTACCAGCCGGGCTGGCATCCTGACTCAAGCTCAAGGCTGAATCAGCCCCCCGTGAACGATACACAGACAACTGTGCTGTTTGGTCCAGTGTTAGGCTATTACCCTCTAAAGTATTATTGTCAGGACCGCGATTCCAAATGCTACCCTCAAGGCTAACACTTTGACTGCATACCAGGTAGCTCATACCGCTACCATCCGTACCGACTTGATAGTTGCATTGATGCCCGAGGTTAAGGTCAGATTGAGCCATTGCATACCGTACTCGCTGCACGCTAGCATCATGGTCCAAGCTGAGGACATTCTGGGCACTACGTGGCCGAATAACCTGCACCCCAGCGGCATGGTCAAGATCAAGTTCGGAACCAGACCCGTCGCTTTGGGCGAGAGTCTTAGCTACGTCTTGGTCCATAGCAATGTCGGATTGTGGGCCACGGTTAAAAATACTGCCAGAACTAATCACATCTTGAGACATGACTAAATCGTCGCTAGGCCCTCGGTTCCAAATGCTACCTTCAGGGCTAGCCGTCTGGTCTAATGTGAGTGTGTTACCCTCAAACGTGGCATTATCAGGGTTGCGATACCAAATACTACCGTCTTTACGTACCTCGTGGCCCACAGCAATGGCTGATTCAGCATCTCGATTCCAAATACTTCCTTCCGTACTAACTAACTGATCCATACTCAAGTCGGAATTAGCACTTCGATTAAATATTGCTGAATAGCTAACATTCTGGTCCAACCCTAAATCGGATTGGGCAGGTGTTCCAAAAGCTGTCCCTGCCGTACTAACCTCTTGTCCAAGAATAAGAGTGTTTTCTGCTGATCTGTTATAAATACTTCCTGCTGCACTAGCTGAATGATTCAAGTTAAGTGTATTTTCTGGTGTTCGATTCCAAACGCCAGATACATCTACCTGATGTTGTAGATTAAGTGTTGATTTAGCACTTCGATTGAAAATACTACCAGCGGCACTCACTGAGTGTTGAATGTTAATGTCGTTTGTTTCATGGCCGAAGGTTCGATTGATAACTTTTACAATCTCGACACCAACACCCAATGTATTGAATACCAAGTCCGTCGAAATAGCTGAGCGATAAAGAATCTTTTGAGCGGTAGCTGACTGGTCTAGAATTAAGTCGTTTTGTGCTGCGTAAATTTGAGAGACCCCGAGAGACGCAGACTGGGCCAGACTCAATGTATTCTCAGCAGACCGATACATAACCTTTTGAACGGCTACGTCATGGTCTAATGGAATGTTATGTTCGGGATGGTGGGTTGACCATGGAACTACCTCGGCATAACTATCTAGGTTACAAAGTATGTTGCTGGCATTTTCATGGAAAATACGTTCGGCATGTTGGCCAACTATAACTCTACCTACAATAATCCAGCCCGCACCGTGATCCAGTTTTTCGATACTCTTGATTTCAAAGCGTTGGTTATTATAGACAATCCAATCGTCCATATTAAATTCAAAATCATTAGGTAGATGACGGCCCTCTATAGCAAAGGTCTTAACACCGGAGTCGAATGTGCCACCATACACCATTGTTTTGTTCGCAGAAATCTGTGATATAGATTGTAAGACTTCACGAGCAAGTTTGGTGGGGGTAACCACTGCCGTCAGTTCATAACTGATTTTATCAATGGTTTTTACACCCGTGGTATAATCAGTTTCAGCGTCTATCAGTTGATATACAACTATACTAGCACCGTATTGGTTTCGCAAACCATACAGCACTTGACGGACTAGCCGTACATATCGACGTTGAACAAGATTAAGACTCATTGTGTACCCAGCTTCTTTTGGTTACTTAGATTGTGTGGGTTGTGTAGGACAATCATCAAGCTCAGGACAACGATCACATACTTTAGCCATGACAGCGGCGACCCATTTCATACAGTCAGCACTATGGGTTAAAGCAATAGTTGATTTTTCTACTAAATCCGCTAGGGTTTCTTTTTGGTATTCTTCTAATGAAGTAATCCTATCACTGAGTTTGTCTTCTCGTTTCCAGTCTCGCCAGATGAAGAAGAGAACTACTCCGATCAATGGCCCATACTGTGAGAGCAGACTAGACCAAATTAACGGATCTATTTGCGACATAAGTAAAGCATCCATGTGGAATTCCTTCCGCGAGATTAAAAAAGGTGCCCGGCCCGAAGGCCGGGACACCGTAATCATCTAACTTGGATTAACCAAGCAGGACCGAGCCGAGGCGCACGTCCAAAGTCTTCACGCCGCACAGAATGTCGAGAGTGACAACAGTACCTTGCGCATACACATCGTATTGCATCGTAACACGCATGGCCACATCGTTGTACACACCAACCTGCGACCGCACACCGAGAGCACCGGCTGGCAGAGCCAGGGGGCGACTTACGAGAGCGATAGCATCGCGGTGGAAGCAAAGGTTCATAGAGCCACCCGGACCTGGGAAAACGTCAGAACTGTCAGCGACGGTGTCTTCCAAAGGTCGATCCAGCCAAACCTCTCGGTCGCCAGCCGCATCGAATGACTCGATAACGGTATAAATCTTACCAGCGATCTTCAAGATTTGACCAACTCGCGGATGCTTGCCAGTAGTAAAGCTGTCAAGATTGATGCCCTTGGCCCAACCAGCAGCGTAACCGCCACCGAAGTCAATGGCACATTTCTTGTAAACGGTGATGGGATCATTAGCTGATACCGCATACTTCAGAGGCGCATCCAGAGCGATAAAGTCAGTATCGCTCGCGTTGGCTGCGGCCACTGTCAGCACAGTTGGCTGACCGTCACTTGAGATGACACAGTACTCGCCGACAAAAGCGACGTAGTCCGGATCAAGATCAACTGCGATGTTAGCACTGTAACCAGCAGCGTAACCTACAGTCGTTTCACCGGGGGCTGTGTCAAGATTCACCGGGTCCAGACCAGTAACGTTCTGATCCATCCAGGTGTCGAAACCAAGAACCCGACCCAAAGCCGCTTCACGAAGGGCACGGCCACTGTCGCCACGCTCGTTGGCCTTCAAGAACATCTCTGTCTTGAGCATAGCCGTCTCAGCAGACGGAGCCAATACGCAGTTACGGTTTTCTGGGAACGCAAGGTTCTCATTCATGGTCTCACGAGCCTCAAGCAAGTAATCCTTGGCGTTCAAGGCACTCAGGGCGCTAAGACGACCAACACGGTTGGCCAAGAATTGTGGAACCTGACCCAAAATGGCACGGTCGATACCGCGAGCGATACCTTGCATACCTGGGAGCAGATAAATGTCCACGAGTTCCTGGAATGACTTACTCGCTTCACCGTCCTTGATGGTAAACGAGATATACATGTGCTGATCCAGGGGAACTTGCACATTGGTAGACTGTGCATCTTGTAGCACAATGGCGTCAGCATCAGTCTTACGCTTGGTACTGAACGTACCAGGTCGACGAGTGTTCACTACGTCGCCGTAGTTGGCAACCTCGGGCGAAAAGTCACGGTGGACTAGCCCAGCCATTACCATATTTTCTTCAAGAATGTGCAGACCTTCCATCGCCCACAGTTCCGGGAAAAACGCAGAGTTTTCGTTGTCAAACAACGCAACCTCTGCCTGACAAAGATAAAGACTATTCATCTTAAATCTCCTTTGGAGAAGTTTACAAAAAAAAGTTATGGTTAAAACGAACCCCCACTTTAGCGATCAGATCGTAAGCCTAGAAGACCGGGGTTTTCTTTTCTAAGTTTCATATATTGCTCTGGGGAGAGCTTTTTCACATCAATACGACCTGCGGAACCCGGTGTAACGCCTCCGGTAGCGGAACCCGCACCGATGCCACTCACGACATTGGATTTGAAGAGGTTCCCATACTGTTCGGGTATCTCCTTCATCCTCTTTACGGCTTCATCTGGGGTTCGTTGTGTCATGACTGGTTCTCCCGCTTCATTTACGTCCGGAAAATCCAGCATGGGAATTAAGTGTCCAGTCGGCTGTCCATCTGGCCCCTTAGCTTCAACCATCTTCGTCATGGGACGCAGAAGTGCAACGACTTGTAGCGCGTTGAAAGCATCGCCAACGGTGGCAGCGTCAATCAATGCACGGTCAGTAACGGAAGTCTTATACTTGCTCTCCCATTCGACCGCAGCGGTCTTGTAGGTCTCAAGCTCGCCTGTCAAGGCAGTTTCCATTTGTTGCTTCTCGTGCGCAAGCTGTTGTTCCTTGGTACGGAATCGCTTCTGAATATCGGACAATTCGCCCTCTAACCGCTCTCGTTGATCGGTAGACAGTGATTGATTCTCCAGCAACGTTTTGTATTCCGTTTCCAATTCACGATATTTTAGCTCTTGCGTCTTTCGGTCCTTGGCTAATCTCTCTTGAACGATACGGTTCAAGTCTTCCTGTGAAAATACCTTGCCACCTGTACCAGGGCTATTACCAGCCGCACCAGCGTGGATTGGGATAGACCCCTTTCCAGCATCACCAGCGTCACCAGCCCCAGCGTCACCAGCACCAGCATCGCCAGCATCGCCAGCATCACCGGCATCGCCAGCATCGCCATCGTTTTCGTACAGTCCAAGCCACGCAGTTGTGAGATAAAGATCGAACATTTGGATTTCTCCTAAAAAACCCCGCTATTGACACCATGGTCCACCTTCGCGGTAAAAGGTAGTGGTTAAATTATGATACCCTACTGAGCTTAATCTTGTCACCATCCCGTAAGAACGGCTTCAAATATCTCCATGCCGTAGCACTCGGAATACCATGAAGCAAATGTTCAATGGGTTGTTGACTGCGGTTGTAGGTTGTCCGCACAGATGCAACACCTTGGCTAACTACTGATAGTTGTTCAAGTTCTGCATCGGGGTCGACTCCATCCAGTAATGCGTGAGCACATTCGTAACAAGCAACCTCGATGGTCACTGGTGCTACTGTGTCCGCGCCACGCGGGAACTCAAGCGTCTGCTCAGTTTCCGCTTCCCTGATTTCTTCATCCGTGGCATCGGGGTCATCTTCCAACAACTCCCACACGCTATGCACATTACCTTTATAGTTCAAAGCGTCAATACACTGAGTTGCACGTAGTAATGCCTTGGGACGATCCGCTGCACTAGACTCAAACCAAGCTTCTTCGTGAAGTCTATTCTCGAAGTATTCATTTGCTTCGCAAAGCGTACCGTAGTACATATCTTCTGTAATCGCCATGCTTTACTCCTTATCGGCGGCGGAAACCGCGAACATGTCTGTTAGTCATTCGAGTCCAAGGAAAACAATGGATAGACAGTGAATGAATAGAACTCACTGCTTCGCCCGGTAAAGCTCCAAAATCCCAATTATAGTTTACGCCTAAGTCCGTATTACCCGGGGCAGTGGCGTCGATTGTCGTACCTGCGTTAGCATTGCTATATCTAACGCTTACGTCAAAGGCCAAAGCACTAGCACCCTGTACGTCTAAAGTCCAAGTATTAGTTGCATTAAAGGTTACATTAGAAACGTAAAAATCATTTCCTACGATTATGTCAGCGGCGTTCATCGCATCGGCATCCGATACAACACTAAATCCCGTGCTGTTTGCTGAGTTGATGGTAAAATCACCGATTGTTTGTAGCGTCTGTCCGTTAAAGTCTATCTCACCGGCTGTGCCTAAGAAAGAGTCCGTGACCATGTTTCCAGTGAGAATCGCTGTACCAGATGCTTTGTCAACAATCACGTCTTCAACATCACCGGCACTGAAATTAAGCTCTTGAGTACCCGTACCATCCAGTGTGATAGATGAGCCAGCCGCACCTTTGGTGTAAACTTTTGGACCAGCACCCAACAACTGGAAATCACCACTGATATTCCAATTGGTGTCAGCCCCGGCTCGTGTAATCGCAGCGGTCCCGGAAGACGAACCTGACATTCTAACGATGCCCGTGACATTGACTGTCGGATTATTAGTTCCCATGTCTATGGTCACATCACCAGTACTGTCAGCATTGACAATAAGGTAGCCACCAAAAGTATATGTCCCAGCGGCAAATTCTAATGTTCGAGTACTGTTTGAATGATAATAAGTATTGGGATAAATCCCATCATCAAAGGGATTAACTGTGTCCAAGTACCTAAGAAACAAAGTACCCGTCCCAGTAATCTGACCATCGTTAGTTGGGATACCATAGCCACTGGCTGGTTGATAGCAATAAATACGACCCCCTGTAGCAATAACAATTTCGCCGCCAGACTCCACGATTATGTCATTGGAACCCGATATCTTGATGTAATGTCCTGTATCAGTGGTAGTAAATGTTCCGCCGTTAGTGACCTTTAACCAACCACCCACTACCCCCGTATTTATAAAGAGAATGTCAGATGATTCGGGATGTGTATAGGTGCCAGAAATTGTCAATCTGTAAAAGGCATTGATATCGCCCGAACAATAGGTCTCAATGTTTCCTGATCCAGTTAATTGGATTTCACCACTTTCGGCTAGGAATGAACCAGACGCAGTCGCGGCAACCGTATCCCAATCACCACCTACATCCCAGGTACCTGTACCGGCTCGGCAGGTAGTGCCACTGTTCATGCGGAAGAAATCATTGATCGTAACATTCCAATCGTCGGCATCAAATATACCACCGTCGATCAAGAGACTTTGACAATCAATGTCACTATTTAAGTCCATAGTGCCACTGGAATCAATTTCAATGGCATCCAAAGTTCCAACGACCCGACTCGTATCAATATACGTAGCACCTGTAAAGGTTATGAGTCCCGTACCTTTGAACCAATTTACTACATTTGCACCATTAGTTGCTGAACTTCTAAAATAACTACCTATGGTGATATCAGGGTTATAGGTATTGTTATAGATATAGATTTGATGACCCGTATCAACTGATCCACTGTAACAGTGGAGATAACCTGTGTAGGTATGCGACCCTGCACCGAAGGTGATATAACAATGACCGACATAAGGAGCCTCAATATGTAAATTACTACTATAAACTCCAGCGGGCCACACAGCCGCCGTTGTGGACCAATTACGAAGGTATATATCACCGACTGAAATGGACCCTGAAGTATAGCTAACTAGACCACCGCCAACGCGACTATAATAGAATACAATAAAGGTTCCTGTGATTGAGCTACTTGGCCCCGTTGTCATTTGACAATTACCATAAATCCAAAAGCCGGCAGCTATATCAAAGGTGCCATTGATGACACAGGTTCCATCCTTAACTACCAACGCAGCCGAAATATTGGTGATAGTCGCGCCAGTTGAAACTTCAAAATGGTATGGACCATAACCAGTAGTATTACCCTTAATGGTCTTCCCAGTGCCAGTCATAACAAGCTTACCGCTATCCTGATGAAAGTTCGAGGGTGTTGCAAGGCTAATGTCTACGTTACCATTACACGTCCAAGTACCTTCACCCATATAGACTATGCCATCAGTCAGCGTAAGATTACCCGTACCAGTGATGGTTACGTCGCTGGTGTCAGCATCAAAGGTTCCACTTGAGAGCGTAAAGCTTTCAGGTTTAATAATAGTCGCATCGGTATCCAGTGTCCACGTTCCACTTCCATTAAACACTACATCTTCGATATCATTAGTGTACGTGTCCAGAGTATGTGACCCTGACCCAGCAAACGTGAGTGTACCAGAACCCTTGTTCCAAACTATACTGTGATGAAGGAAATTAACATTGTTCCCATCGGTACAATTGAAATTCCAGTTGATAGCTGATGCGCCGTTGTTGCTGACGGTAATTATCCCGCCAGTTGTAGGTGCCACATTAAACTCGCCTGTGAGGGTAAAGGCTGGAATATTAGTGGTGTTATCAACCAAAAGTGAATAGTTAGCTGGATCATTCTCACTAGAAAATCTTAAAGAATGAAAATTGTAAGCACCTGTTAATGGTTGCCAAGTACTATTCTCTGATTGAGCCCAAATCTTGACTTCACCGTTTGTATAATTACCAGGTGGAATCAATACACCGACTTGAGGATCGTAGAAAACTGTGGAAGCTATACTAAAGGTATATGCACCAACTAAGGTCAAACCTTTACCCACACCCATACTCAAGAAACGCAGAGTTCCCGTACCAGTAACCGTACCGTTGTTGATTGTCATATTACCGTCGCCACTATTACAACGGAATGCCAGAGTGTCTACGGTTAAAGTACCCGTCACTAACGTTTCGTACTGAACATCAATGGAAGTATCAGTGCTGGAATGGACGTACGTTGAACCAGATACAGTAAGATTTGTAAGAATTTGGGAGATAGCTCCTAAGAGATATTTATTTGTGCCCGTCATATCGAAGAGAGTTAGACTATTCAAATCCCATGTTATTACATCTTTGTAATCAAAATTCCCAGCAATCGTCCAGGTTCCGCCTACACCAAGACCAGCCTTGGTGTCTACTTCGTCCATGTCGAGAATCACATCACCGGCAACATCAACGTCTATCCCATTGGTCCAGAGGCCACCATCTGTCCCCGTAAGAGACTTACAGTCCAGATGTGCCACGGGGGAACTTGTACATACAACCCCTGTCCCTGAACCACTATTGTCCAAAACAACATTACCAATGCCATGAGCCCATTCATAAGTTTGGTTTGCTGTCCCTACAAATTCTAATGTCTCACTCCCTACCGTCCAATCTATCTGTGATGAATCGACGCCACCACTATAGGTAGCACTGCCAGCAATATTAAACGTAGGATTATTGGTCATGTCTACATGGAGAATTCCAGTACTATCCTGATACAAATCAAGGATAGTGATATTAAAAGTTCCACCATCTGGTTTCACATAACAACCGGTCGTGCCCTCACTCCGAATTTGAACGTGTGATCCACCATAAGTTCCAGGTGCCCATAGACTTCCTGACTGACATTGCATGAAAACAGTATGATAGGCCGCCCACGTCCCAGCATTGGTTATGACACCATACCCCGAGGTAGTTTCGTATAGCCAAATACCATCTCCACTACTAGACGTAAGGACTCCAGTTGAGCGAACATGGACATTTACGGGACCAATACACCTGATAGTGTGGCCATTAAAACTCAATGTCCCGTAGAGATCAAGACCAGAAGTAATATCAAGAGTAGGTCCACCAGCTAATGTGACTGTTACACCAGTGTTGACAGTCAGTGCTCCAATATCGACTTCAGATGTGTAAGTAAAGGTCGAGCTTGCTGTCATTACAAATCTAGTGCTGCCAGTAGACGAGGCACCAGCTATGTTAGTCGTGCCACCTAAAGTCCAGGTACCAGAACCCGTTGTTAAAGTATCCGGGCCTTTAACGACACCACCGCCGGTAACAGTTACATCGTAACCATTAGCATTCCAGGTTCCATTTGTCAATGTCAGTGTACGACAGTAGAAGTGACCACTTAGAGTCACACCGTTGGCAGTCTTATTCAGAACTACAGGATCAACTGTAGCGTACGCCATACAGTTAGTCGTATTGGTCGTACTTTGTAGGTTAATGACGGACGCGGAACTCTGTGTCCAACCTGCGCCACTCTGGACACGGAATAAATTGTCAATGTAGGCGTCATATTCGTTGAGGTCAAAGATACCATCAATAATGTCTAAGCCATTACAATATAAATCCCCGTACTGTAGAATACTCCCTGACCCTGTTTTTTGGACCCGAATGATATTGAAAACGGGATCAGCAATATTTCGAGCATCGAGATATCTACCAGCCTCAGCACCTGTGAAGTAGATAATTTCGGTACCACTATTCCAATAGAATCCCCCAGAACCACGAATATACGAAGTAACAAACGATGCCCCGATCCTCCAATAATTACCAGTACTCTGAGTCACAGTCATATTAGCAGTAGTACTAGCCTCCATTATTATTTGGAGATGGCCACCTATATCAACATTACAACTACTTCCACCTGCCCTTATATTTAAGCTACCACTCGCATTAGCATTCGATTGCTTACAAATCACAGTCCCACTGATGTGACAATATTGATTCGGAAACGTAAACTGCCCATCCGTTGTAGCTGGACCCCAGACCTGAAAAGCAGCATCGTAGCCATTCGTGGTACTCATTGCCCACACACCAACACCAAGTGATATGCTAGGATAAAAGTTGTATACTGTACCCCCAATCAGGTTCGCAGTGGCAGCCATAGATGCTACACCACCTACTCCCGGGGAGTACCATGCAACGTAGCTAGTGGATACGTCTAGGGTAGCGCCAGACTCAAGATATATCTTGGACTGCCTTACTGCCCCGATGTTCCAAGCTACCATCGTCGTAGGAACAGTCAACGTTTTATTCGTTTTGACAGTGAGATCGTGGTGCCACCGCACCGTTGTTGTATTAGCTGTAACTGTGCCGTTAATCTCTAAGTCATAGAAATAAGTTGCTCCTGATTGGCCAGTCTGAAGCCCCTTACCAGTACCAGTCATTATAATTTTACTACTACCTGGAAGCCATGTGCCAAGAACCAAATTGCATTGAAGATTGCCCCCAATACTCCATGTTGATGTAGTCCCCAGTTTAATCGAACCAGCAGCCGCGCATCCAAAGATGCAGTCCCCTGTGATTGTATGGACATAGGTGCTCAGATTATCGGTTCTAAGTTCACCAGCAAAATCATTGTACATACTTAATGAAGCTATAGATACATTAGCAGTGATGGTACAGTTCTCACTGCCAGACGATGCCTTGAAGATAGCCGTATCACCGGTTGTGGGATACGCAGCAACGGGCGCACCACCGTCACTTAACGACCATGCGTCGGTAGTATCATTCCAAATTCTAACACCAGGTGCTACCCAATAATATGTTGCCATCTAAACTTGCTCCATCAAAACGAATGTTCGTTAATAAGAGACCGATAGTCGGGATTCGTCCCGACTATCGGGTTAAAAACGTGTTATGCAGTTTCTTGCAAGATAAATCGACCCTCAATTGTCGCGTGAACTTCAAAACCAGCGGGGATATCGTTCGCAGTTGGAACGCTACCACTAACCACTAATTCACAAGTATCAACACCCGTGACACCCTCAATGGCAGTTTCCATGGTAGCCAGGTCATCTTCGTCATAGCCATTAGCCAATCGGACGATACCGAACGCCACTTCCAGTCCAGCAGTTAAGGGGCCGACCTGTTGCCGTTGGGGACGGTAAAATTTGTCCCAGTAACGTTCCTTCATGTCGGAATCGCTAGTCTCGGTAATTCTTAGGCATTCGGCCATATTAAAAGCTCCTCTTAATCAGTTGAGTAATAAGCTACATTGAGTTCGGCACTGGCAATTTCTTCGATAAACTCGATTGCATCGACATCGCCAGTATACCAAAATTCTTCACCCGCTGAAATCCTCATCCCTGCGGACGAGGTAGGTGAAGTTCCGTCGTCACGCCAACGGACATTTTGAGTCACTGCTTGAATGAGGGCCATTGTTGCCCCGGCGGGGACTGTAAGACCTGTCGCCGTGCTGGGTGCGATCTTTTCGTACCCTTTTGGCGTCAGAGGTGCATCTTGAATTTGGATGACACCGCCTTTCACCCTTGTGGGAATACTCATGACCCTGAACTCCGGTTATTTGTACCAGGCTAACTACAAAGAGTTAGCCTGGGATGTTAGGTTTGCCTTATACCGCGATAATGATATAATTTTGAGTGGCGGCTAATGAGTCAACATACAACATATTAGCATTCTCGATTGGCAATACCAAAGTTTCACCGGCGTCCAGTGGATATCCATTGGCGCTATTGAAGGCGTCAACTGTCGCGCCTCCGACCCAAATTGGGTTGTCAGTATCATTGTCATCGCGTGAGCGAATCATAATAAACTTGTCAGCCGCAGCAGCCGCTACTTGAGCAGAAGCATTAGCTCCACCTGTATTCGCTGTAGCCATAGATACAGAAGGCTCAGTCATCTTGATAGCTTCAATGTTAGCTACCTCAGCGACATTCGCCACTTCAGCCACGTTTGCTACGTTTGTTACGCTAGCCACTACAGCTACGTTAGCAACTTCAGCTACGTTAGCAACTTCAGCTACGTTCGCTACGTTTACAACGTTTGCTACGCTAGTTACGCTAGCCACTACGGCAACGTTAGCAACTTCGGCTACGTTAGCTACGTTAGTTACGCTAGTTACGCTAGCCACTACAGCTACGTTAGCAACTTCAGCTACGTTAGCAACTTCAGCTACGTTAGCAACTTCAGCGACGTTAGCGACGTTAGCAACATTAGTTACGCTAGCCACTACGGCAACGTTTGCTACGTTAGCTACTTCAGCTACGTTAGCAATGTTCGCAACTTCCGTTACGCTAGCAACGACAGCTACATTAGCTACGTTAGCGACTTCAGCTACGTTCGCAACTTCGGCCACGTTAGCGACCTCTTGAACGTTCGCTACTTCTTGAATGTTGAGTACTTCGTTTACCTGTGCGATGAAGTCGATATTACCAACCTCAACGATAGTTTCGATAGTACCTTCAACAACATTTACGGGAATAGCCATATGACATTACTCCTAATTTTGTTGGTTGTCGCGGCCTTCGCCACGAACAGGTTTCTTGATAGATTCACGCATGGTCACATCCCGGCTCTCTTCTTTTTCTTCTTTACCTTCCGTAGCCGGATCGGAAGATACGTCGGTGAGACCTCGGGCTCCAGCCCGATCCTTATTACCCTCGCTACTCTCAGTTTCCTCGTCTCCTGATTGCGCTTCCTTTATACGCGATATACGCTCCATGTGGTCCTTCCTAGCTTGGAGGTATTCATTATCACTAAAGCCTAGAGCAATTGAGGCCGTTTGCTCACCAACTAACCCCGCCTCGCGCGACTTGATAATTACTTCAGGGTCGCTAGTGGTATAGTTTGCCGTCTCAACTTCCTTGTAGATTCGGTCTAAAGTATCCACTGAAACCTTCCCTGATAGCAGTGTAGATACAATAGTCTTCGCAAGCTCACGTTTAACTGTACCGCCAGGTACCGTGTACATAAGCTCAGCGACTTTGGTTGCCTCTTCAATACGATTTTTGTCAGTCTTCAAACTGTACCTATCGGGATACTTGATTGTCGGGACCAAACGTTTTCGAGAAACACGTTCCTCGTACGCGGACCAAAATTCACCAATTCGACGCTCAGCACCTTCTAGGATGAGACCAATAAATGACAACCCAGCTTCCAAGCCTTGGTTATCCATTTCCTTGGACTCGGGTGATACACGCTTTCCAACTTTATTTTGTACAGCAAGCTGTACTAGTTTACGTATATCGTCCTCAAGTTTTTCTTGCAGCTTAATAGAGGCTTCTAATGGTTCAGGTGACGGATGGATAAAGGACGGGGCTTCCATTTTCATGTCGTAAGCACGACCTTGGGTAGCACCCACTGTGATTTCTTTATCATGTGCGCCTTGCCCACCAGAAGTAGCCGTTCCATCGGGATTAGCTGCGTGTTTGAGGTGGTCTCCAACGGCACGCAAGTCTTGTTGTTCAATGTAAAAGGGATAATTCGCTTTCAACGCATACGCTACATCACTTGAGCCTAAATTCAATAAAGCGATTTGGTGTCTACATACATCCTTCAGTAAACTGTCACCTATATCCAACAACACAAACGGAATTTGAGTGAGTTCGAGTTCGATTGGTGCGTCCGTAGCTGGCATACCAGTGTACCTATCGACAGGGAGTCCTTTTGTGTCAAAGAATTGTACGTTTACTTTTCCAGTATCTTGATTGATCCACACCAGCCTGAAACGTTCGTAGGTGCCATCTGGGATACTAATCTGATATCCACCAGGTTGTTTGAACGTCGCACATCTATCCCGTAATAAAATGGCTTGAAATTCTTCTGGTCTACTGGGGTCAGAACAGGTCCATGAAAGAATGTCTTCTACTGGATATCTGTATAAATATGGTCGCATTTCGACTGTATCCGCAAGACTAGCTTGGCCACCGAAACTTGGGGTAGTGACTGGCATATCAATATAACAACCGACCCGCCCCATTACTAGCAATTCTGTTAGGATATCAACACCCATGAACTTGTCCATACTGGACCCCTTCATGTCGATGCCGCCTTGTAATCCTTGAATAGCGTACTTATACGACTTAGAACCACCTTTACGAACGGCGTCGTTCAGGCGTTGAAAAATAGAGTTACGCACATCGTTTACAGCAGCCTTAGCAAAGGCGGGTATGGGAGTAATAGATTTTCGTGAGTTGAAATCATCGTCACTCTCACGTGTCGTGAACTTTCGCAAATAGCTATTTACGAAGTACTCACCAGACTCGTACGTGTCTCTCCATAGTTGCCAATATCCCAAGTCCTTAATATAGACTGGGTGTCTAGCAGCAACTAAATTATGAAAGGTTGGACTCGCCATTATGACCTCTGTTATTTGGCATTTGCTTGGAAGAATTCACGGTCCCAAAGAAATGATCGCTTGGGGTATCTACCAAGTGTTAGTACCTTGATGACAATACGAAGTGGTAGACGAATAGACAGTTGAATTAACCGGCCGAAATATCGGTACGCGGCTTGTCTTCGTTGGATTCGAGCTTGCACACGCGGGCGTCTTCGCCACGCCTGCCAAAATTCTGTCAAAAGCGGGAAATCCCACCCAAATGTGATTACAGCGATCAAATGCTTGAGAAACGTAAGGATCGGACGATTCCGTCTCCACCACCCACGTCTTGCAAGTTGTCTTTCTGATATATCCATAGAATTTACTCCAATTTTACTTGACATTGTGAAATTTGTGTGTTATACTTAATATAGGAGGTAAACGAATGAAAGAACAGTGGCGAGACGTAGTCGGATATTCGGGATATTATCAGGTCTCGAATCTTGGTCGAGTTAGATCAGTTGATCGAGTTATAAAACATCAGTATTCTGGTACACTAAGGCTAAAAGGACAAGAACTTCAACAATGTCTTAGAGGTAGTTATCTTGCAGTGGGCTTATGTAGGGGTGGAATTACACGAACTATTCGCGTTCATCAGCTTGTAGCGACTGCATGGATAAAACCTAACTCCAGTGGTCAAAAAGTTAGACATGGTGTTAATGGTAAACTAGATAACTCGGTTACTAATCTTTCCTACGGCTCATTGAGTGATAATCAACTCGATAGGCGTCGAGATGGGACACACCGAGGGAAACCTGTACGGCGGAGTGATGGGGTTGAATTTATTAACATGCAAGTAGCGGCTGAAGAATCAAATTGTCGTGCTAATAGTATCTGTAGTGTTTGTAAAGGTAAACATAAAACTACAGGTGGTTATGGTTGGGAATACATTTTATAGGAAAGCTTTGATATCTTTGTTCGTTACATAACTAGCTGCTAAGGGGAGAGCTATCTCAGAATAGCAACGGGCGTGAGCGTAATGATCAGCACCTGTTTCAACGTATTTGGCCACTGGGTTACCCAGTTCATCTCTTTCATACGTTCTTACTATGTTTTTCAATTGCTCTCGGTACTCCCGACCAATGTCACGAGGTAACATAATTCGTTTGGAACGAAATCGTCCCAAAGCCGCGTCTAACCAATTGGTTCGATCTACAGTAGCTATTGAGGCTCCTAGATCATCCTCTTGTATCGAAATCTCTTTCCCTGTCTGTCCGCGTCTGTAACGACATAAAGACACATAACCGCGAAACCGTCGTGCAAACCGTCGAGCGTCATTGATTTGGGGTTCAGCATCTATCACACAGTGCATGATTTGCCACGTTCTCATAAGCTCGTCGAGTCGCTCAAACTCGTCACCAGCTATTTTACCCACCCAAAGAACTTTAGCGGTGGCTGCAACATTCAAATCATGTGACATTGTATCAAAGAAATATTCAGTTATTTCTACGTTATGCCACAGACCTTGGTCTACCCCCATTACAATTAAACGGTCACTTCCTGTAGGTCTCTGCTCTTCTGAAATATAGTTAGCTAAACATTCATCAAGCATATCGTCCGTGATTTGTCCACCTTCTGGGATGTAAGGAATGCCAAGTTTAGAGTTATTAAATTCAACGTTGGCTGCTTCATCTCCTAACCCCCGATGGTAAGCTTCAACTAATTCGCCGGGATTCACTGTCCGTGAATACATTTGATTCACGTGAAAACTTCTGTGATCCTTACCAGATTCTTCATTTGTGACGTGCCAGTTTGCCGTGTCTAACCAATCAGCTTTGGTTTCGTGGTCTAGTTTATGTCCACACTCTTTACATTTGAGATAAGAGTCTGCACATCGGGGATCATTTACATCTTCGCCAAAAATCTCGATACAGTCTGGCCAAGTAAGCTCAGTCCATTTGTTACAGTGCGGGCATTGAAATACCCACTCTTCCATTGTTCCCTTAACGTATAATTTGTGTATGCCATATTTTGGAAGGGTCGGTGTGCTGATTGCAAAAATACTTTTGTCCATGTGCCCTGATAGACGTTCCATTGCCCGCCAAATAACTGCTTGATCCATCTCATCTAATTCGTCGAGAATTAGATATGACACTGGGATGGATTTTAGATTACTGTCGCCACGCGAACCACGAATATACAGTGGTATGGCTCCCGCTTGTTTCAAACTGATGGTATTAGTATCTGTAAACAATCCAGCAATATACGGTGAGTTCAGACAAGCACCACTGAATCGAGTTTTTGAGAAGTCGGATGCATTACCTGCGGTGGGTAAAACGTATAAAACAGCCTTCTTCAACACATCTATTGTGAAAAAGGCTCGATTGATAGCTATCTCGGTTACGCCTAGCTGGGCTCCCTTCATCACTACATTGGTAGAAGCTTGTGAGTCAGATATCTCTCGACACCAAGGATGATTTGCAAAACTGAATGGTCCTGGAAAGTCTGTTTCTTCGCCCATGACGCGTCGATAGTTTGCCCACTTTGAACAAGTCGTGATGGTTCTGCTTCGCAAACCTTCTGCAATCGACTGGCGTAATTCGTTTATCAATTCATTCATCCAGTTAGTTAAATACAGAGATCGCTCAAGTGTTCGTAATTGGTCCTTAACGGCCTAGTTCAGTGGTCAGGCGGTTAATGATTCTCCGGGCGTTCACATCCTGAGCGATCTCGTTTATCTTTCTACAAGCGTGCTTCGTTCAATGGTCATACGGCCTCAGTCTTAGTCTTTGGCCTCCACGTCCGGCTTCGGAGCCGGTTCAGGGGCCGGTTTAGGTTCAGGTGTCAGTGCCGGTTTTGGATCAGGGTCCGGTTTCCGACGCCGATAAGGTGCAGGGGCCGGTTTAGGGGCCGGTTTCGGTTCAGGTGTCAGTGCCGGTTTAGGGGCCGGTGGTGCCGGTTTAGGGGCCGGTGGTGCCGGTTTAGGGGCCGGTGGTGCCGGTTTAGGGGCCGGTGGTGCCGGTTTAGGGGCTGGTGGTGCCGGTTTCGGGGCCAGTGGGGCTGTGCTCTGCTTTGGTTCCACGTGATTTGAAACTCGTGCCGCAATTACCTTCCCACCGTTTGGCGAAGGTGTTCCCTCTTCATGAACAGAGTCTAAACCTGCTTTAGGAATTGGTTTCTGAGGGCTATAGGGTGGTGAATGGTCCACAATAGAGGCTGGCTTAGTCTCTACCCTGCGGAAATTTTCAGGTCGGTGACGCTCGGCGTCATACTCGACCCAGTCTTCTTCAAAAGCACGGCTCAACAGAAGTCTACTGTTGTGATCGTAAGCATGAAAAGTAATCAAGTCGGGTTTACCTTGCAAATCAATCTCAGCCCGGGGGAGCATTTCAATGCGGTTGGCTCCCTTTGGCTCATAAATATGCAAACAAATCTTGGCAGTCCCAGGTGGGCATACAGGAAGTCGAAACATTAGCTATCCCTCCGATGTCGTTTTTGTTTGGGAATGGGCGGCTGGTCCAAGAACATAAGCACGGTAAGCAAAAGTCTGAGAATCGTGGGCCAGTTTTCTTTGAACCAAACAAGAACGGCCTGCCAGATAGTTGTCCAATCCACATTGGATAGTTCAGCCTTTGGCATCTCGGCTCGAACCTTAGTCTCAAATGCTTGCCATGCGTCATACGGCTGACCGTCGCGCATTCGTACAGGTTTTTTAATCAAATCTACAATCATCCGATGCTCGGCGGTTGTAATATCACCGTGCCTACGAGCACGTCTAGCGGCCAGTCGAGTCAAAAATTTGAAGTCACGACCCATCCGCGTTGGATGATCTTGATACTGGAGGGCGTACTGAAGAAATTCTTCGTCCCCCTCACCTTCCAGTAGAATCTCTTCATCCGTTTGAACTCCCACTTCCACTTCTGGGACGACTTCATCCTCTATGAGATGCCCACCTCTGGAGTATGGGGTGGATGGAAGTTCGTGTTCGTGTTCGTGTTCACTCATAGTTACCATAGCCTATAACTGGGACCGCTTACAAAATCATAGTTTGGACGGTCGGGGTTTGGATTAGGTGTGGGTGGTAGTGGTAGTGGTAGGTCCGGTTGAGGCTTCTTTAAGTATTTCAAAATCTCAGACCTCGTAGTGGACCCAAAACGTTGAATCATTTCTCCGCCCTCAAAAATCATTATCGTTGGGTACGAAGAAACATTGTATTGGTTGACGAGGGTGGTATTATATTTGTTGTGGGCTACATGAATTTCATATCCTTCAGCTTCTAAAGCTTCTATGATGGGATACATGCTTTTGCAAGGTTGACACCCATCCATAGTGAAGAAAATCAAGTATTCCGACGACGTATTCGGGATCGAAACCTTTTTCGCCCATCTTCGGGGGAATCTTGGTCCTGCTCCTTTGATATCCTCTTCCGTCTTCGTCTTCGATATTGGCTCTCTGGCCCAGTCGAGTCCGTCTCGTCCCAAGTCTCCCGTGGAGTTGAGTCCGTCGTATTCCTGGAGTCGAGCGGCGGTGCGCCTGAATGATCCAAGTAAGCGTCCCCTATCTCGGAAACCTTCGTCACTGTCTCTGGTACGTTGATCTTCTGACCGGACTTTATACTTCTCCAGAGACCCCAGAGAAATCCAATCACTTTCCGCATGAGCTTGAACATAAGTCGGTCCCATTACTAAAAGTAGGACAATTGTTGCTAGTAATCGCATTTGTTTCCCCTCGTGCCCCTGTTACCAAAAGCGGTAATCTATATCAAGCCGTGGGTACCCAATGTAGGCACTCATAGCTATACTGTCACCTTGTCTTAAACCACGGTCAATAACGCTAGCATCTGCCCAAAAAGAACCTTCAGGTTGATCGTGTCGTTTTGGGCCATATGTCCAATTAGAATTACCAGCCCAAACTGCTCTACCATTTCGTCGCACATAAATAACTTGATTCGGGACTGTGACACAAAATACCTCGCCTCGATAAGGTAGTAATATTGGCTTATAGGCTATATGTTGCTCTAAAGCTTTTACTTTAATTCCAACTCGGTATTCAATGTGTCGAGTAATTCCGCCTGTTCCATTATCGCGTCCACGTCGATCTGTGTACGAAATATCTCCAGCAAGTCCACAATGTAACAACAGACGTTGAAAATCATCAGCTAATCGTTTAGACGATGTGTAATAAGTCCTCTTGATACCCGTTAAGCCGGGACTAATTGATCCATCACCTAGCATCAAAGCATCATACAATATTCTCAATTGGCGAGCCGAACATTCCCATACATAATCAGGAATATATTTTTCATGGGCTTTACCAAAAGATTTTAACTCAGCTAATAAATCTCTACTAGTTTGATTTAGAAAGTGAGTATCATAGTTACAAAACTTAAAAGGTAATTGTTCTATGCAAGCTTGAATAATAGCATAGTTTTCTTTGTTTGTTTGACAAACTCCAACCCCTCTTTTGATACCATTTTTTACAACATCTCTAACACCAGGGGTATATGATTGATTTTCAGTGGTATAACCCTCTGACAAAAAGTAGCCAAGAAATTCTAACCACAAGTCCATTGGAATTTCAGCATCCCCTATTTGATGAGTTTCTTTGTCAGGTCGTGAATTATTTGCATCCTTTTTCATTTTAATAGTTTGAATGCACTCATCGGCCCGTGTTAAAAACCAATCATCCGTTTTTGCTGTTTTAGCAACATATAAATTATGGTTAGGTGTAATAGCTAAATCAATATCTCTGGATTTATGATGCCATAGATAATCGTTATAAGGATAACGATGATAGCAAGTTGGCGCTTGATACTCAAGTTCATGTGTTTCTTGATTCAAAGTAGCTACTTTCTCAGACTCATTTAAGTCTTTGAAAAGCTTCCAACCCTCATTAGTAAGAATCTCGGTTTGCTCGTCATAGCATCCCCAACTGTTAATAATAAGTCCGCCCGGACGTTTATATTGGTCGTCTATCCCGGCAATAAGCATACAATGCATCCATGGGCGTCGTCCAGGAGTCAAGAATCCATCTCTATCTCGCCCACCCCGAGTCTTGAAGCCCACGCTGCTACACATCGCAACGGGGTGACCGTTTGCTATCGAATCACGGCATTCATCCCATGATCGGCATAGCGAGACAGTCTTCACCGGGTGTAACCGGCACAAAGGTTCTAGGGGGTCGGGAACTCCCGTTCGTCCCAGTGTGCGAGCCACCTGGCCTGAATATTCAGTGTAGTCGTATTTACCACCGAGATACCGTTTACGATGTAATACGCCCCACTTATTGATGAATTCTCCAGCCCAAGTCCCCATTGAGCCATCGCCTCGGATTGTACCACCACCGGCTTCTATTCGACTCCCCGCGTAGAGAATCTCAGTAGCAACTTTGGCAACCCAACGCTCAGTTTTACCGGGCATGAGCATCTGAACGGCTGATAAAAGGTCTATACCGAGACCAAAACCATGCGAGACGCAATCACCAATTTCTTGTAGATGAGGAACCAACGGATTCTGGGTTACTTCCTCGAAGTACTTCCAGAGTAAGGTAACTTTACCCTTTCCAGACTCTCGAATCTCTTGATTTTGTTGCGAGAGGAATGGTTTCTGGTGGCTCTGGACCCATGTAGTCCTGGATATTTCATCATTAACCCAGCCAGCCTGTAACGGAAGGCGCGAATCGTCTCTGGCTTGTACCCATGGGGGTGTCCAGAGTCCACTACCAGCCGCTAACCCAGCTACACTGAGTCCCTGTTTTAAGAAGTCACGCCTTCGCATACAGTCCTCACTTTCTACCGGGCTGCAAAATATCTCAGACCCTTAGCTATTTCTTTCCACGCCTCAGAGTGTTGGTCTGGACTTACCAGCTTACCATCATCGGCTCTAGCTTCTAACTCAGCTTGAAGGCCACGCAAAAATGGAATCCAAACTTGCAGCCTGTCCCCCAACGCCCCTTTATTTGCATCGGTTGTAGACTGAATAATATCATACGCAGTGGTCAAGACGCCAGCGTCTATTTGAGACGCCACACTTTCAAAACCATTGGCCAACTGACGTGCCTCAGCACTTCGAGTTGGGGATTGTATTTGTCCGCACCATCCGTTGACTTGCTTAGCAAGTTCGGAAGTCAGGACACTGGGTCCGGGTAGTGGTGGTGTGATAGGATCGGGAGGTTCAACGGGGCCGGGTGGTGCAATGCCTAAGACGCGCACAACGTGACGTTTAACGTCAACGGTGTCAGCAGCAGCACCGGCGATAATGAACATGAATTCCCCAGGTACGCCAGAACTAAAGACCGCTCGTCGCCCGTCGTCAATGACTAAGAAGTCCTCTGTTTCTGGAACAACCAACCACTTGAACGTTACCGCTGTGGATTCAGATACATCCAAAACTACCAGCTTACCAAGTTTGACTTCCTTCGGGGCTGAAACAACTACTACAGCTTCTCCACCCGCTTGAATGTCTGTTAAGCCTTGATAAACTGCTGTCTTTGGTACTAGCTCTTGGCCATAAAGTTGCGACCCTACGTTCCCTGGCAGGCTTATATAGCTGCCAACACTGAAAAAACCAACCACTGCAATTACAATTACAATGAAGCTAGCAATTCCCGTGAGTAACCACTTTCTTTTTCTGTTAAAATTCATCTTTTCCCCCGCAAGATATTCTAGCCTTACAGTACTAAGTACTTATAGGCTTCAATCGGCCACGCAAAACAATATACGATTTCATTGAGTGTTAGATTTCCATCATAGCTCATGGCATGCCCGGCTAGTACCAATACGACTGCCCCGCCAAGCCAAAATCCCGACCCAAAAATAAGCCCCCGCGTCAATAGCTTCAACATTGTATTTCCCCTCATCCACCCCTAAAATACCCATGTGGCGGACGGTCTGGGGCAAGACCGCCCGCCAGCCTACATAGCCCTTCCAGGGCTTATTCGCTCTCCGGTTGCTCTGGTTGCTCCAGTTGCTCCAGTTGCTCCAGTTGCTCCGGGGGTCCAAGAGGCTTTCGCCTTTTTCGTCCCGAGCCTCTTTTGAACTTAATTTTCTGTCGTCTAGGCGGTTTAGGCTGCTCAGGCGATTCGGGTTTTTGCTCATCCATTATAGTTAGTCCCTTTACTGGGGTTATCGTCGGGGTTTCTTGGGTTGACCAGTCGGATTCCAGATTTCTGGACCAGCCGGTTTCTTTACAGTTTCACCGGGTGACTTAACAACATCGCTACCAGGTCCAGGTGACTTTGCACCGACTGGCGGATACTGAGATTTGTCGCCCGCAGGCAGATTTCCAAATGTTTTTGTCATAGTTGTTACCCAATCTTCTTCCAGGTAGCAAACCGCAGTATGGTGTTGACTAAACCTTGGGCTGCGATTAACCCAGCGATGAGTGTCGCATTGTCTGCAATTAGGTCATGTCCAGCGACGTAGCCGATAATACCGGCAACAAGCGTGAGGCCATTAACCCAAATTATCTTTGATTGCCAAAAGGGCTTTGCTTCCACAGGGGTATCAGCCTTGGGAGCAAGATCATAATCAGCCATATTTATACCCTCCTAATGAGGTTTACGTGAAATCGTAAGTGTCAATTGCTGCGGGACCAACCTCGTCACCAATCGGGTAACGTAGATTCGGGGTTCTCATCCATCCCTGTGGTCCGTAGCGAGTTACTTTTGAGGTTCCGTGCCAGTACAGATTTCCGAAAGGAGTCACCAAGTAATCATTGGGTTTGTTACCATCTGGGACTTCCTTGCCGTCGTAGTATACATGACCTTCGTGGTGGTATTTATCTCTCGGTGGCACAAGATGCTCAACATAGTATTTCCAGGCACCGTCTTCAAAGGTGCGGGAAATATCTATTCCGTAGACGGCCTTTGTAGATATAAGCTCGTCCGGAATTGTCAGTTCTTTACCAACGGGGCCGCTAACAGCCGCGAATTGCCAGCCCGCATCACCTTGCCAAAAACACTTGCCCCAAGGGGTAGTATAGAAGTCATTGATATCTTTAGCTATCAGACAACTATTCTTGTAGCAAAGTACGCCCATGCTGTCTTTATAAACAGACCAATGCCAACCGTCCTTCTCCATTGGTATGGGTGAGGCATCAGTTGGCACAGGTATAGACACGTCAACAGTGGGTTGATTTGGTTGGGCGGGATTTTCGACGACGCTACTACCGTCAGTCAGTTGTAGATTCACTGACAGAAGAATAGCGATAGAAAATGTAATGACCAGCAGAAATACGTCTTTAAGCCTGTTCATTGTTTCCGTCTTTTATGGTTCGGAGTAGGTGTTGTTCAATTTTAGCTTTTAACATGTTGACTGTTCCAAGACAAGCAAAGGGCTCGCCACGAAACAGATAAGATACGTTCTCGCGTTTAAGTTCTGAGCCTTTATCAAGCAAGCCTATCATTGCGAATACATCAAATCGTTTTTTAAGAGCATCTAAAAGCTCTTTGGTTGGAACAATGTCTAATTCTTCAGGATTCATACTAATCGTCGCCTTGATCTTTCCCAGCCGTAAGGATGGCTGAGACTATTCGGTCACTGATCTTGTCAATTATGATATCACTGTCGTCGATATCTTCTAGTTCTTCTATGATAATCTCTATAATCTCGCGGCCCAGGGCCACTATAGAAGACTTAGAGAGTAACGTACCGAGATTACGTTCTACCAGATTACAAGCTTTAACCAGGCGTTCTACTGTGAGAAGAAGAGAATTAAGCGTGCCACAAGCAGCGAGTAATTCGCCATCACCTGCAATCATATTGAATCGACTCTCGATTAACATTCTAGCGAATGCAATCTCTTCCCGAAGCGACTTGACATCCTCGTGGTCACTTAGGGTAGCGAGACGGCCAGAATAGCGCGCATCAGTCAGCAAATAGTGACGCATTTTAGCAGCCTCAACGCGACCCTCAGCACGATAGTCATGCCCTGCACAATACAGGGAGCCTTCGACTCGCTCTTGGGTACATTGAGCCTTGTCACTTACATGCTGGCAGCGTTTGTCGGGGTCTGCTATTCGTGGCATGGCGTTACTGGGGGTTAGGTGTTAGTCCTATAGAGGGGTTAGTATTATCCCTTTTTCCCCTCTATCTATTCCTATCGCTAAAATTAGCGCAAACCGATAGAAAATTGCATTTGGGAACTAGATTCTAGAAAATAATTACCATCAGCCCTAGTAAGTGTATATTTGTACACCATATCAACTCGCGAAAACTAGAAAATTATCGCCCCAAAGTGATAATTTTCTAAAAATGGAGGGATTTTGTGCTAAAAGACTTGACATAGCTGCCCCTTTCTGCTATACTTACAATAGGACAAGTGACTCTAATGAACACTGGATTCAGTGTGACGCGGTGCCAATCTGGCAGCTTTCTGAAAATAACCCTCAAACCCTTGACTTTTGTTTGCAGGTAGACTATACTTGTAATATAGAGCCAGTGAACATGAATCGCATTCAAGCCTTCGGACAAACATACAGGTCGATTAAATCTCTCGCTCGTGATCCGCGATGCGTTGTGGACTATTATACGCTCTGGCGACGGATTCGATTTTATGGTTGGGACATAACCGAGGCGGCTACGACCATGGAAGATGAATCCTGGTATGTTGTATGGGGAGAGAAATTTCCAACACTGAATGACTTGTTAGCTGATTCACGGTGTATGGTTGGAAACCATAGGACGTTAAGCAAACGGATTAAACGTGGTGTCCCGATTCAAGATGCAGTTTTAGAACGACCGACCGCAGACTTGAAATTTGAGGTTTGGGGAGAACAATTTGCCAACCTAACAGAGGTTAGTCGCGATTCACGGTGTGTACCACAATACAAGACGCTAATGTATCGTCTACAAGCTGGCACCCCACTAGAAATAGCTGTGCAAGACAAACAGGTCTTTTTGGACTGGCGGCGAGGGGATTTATGCGAACATTAGTTATTGTGGGCGCCTCTGGCGACCTTACACGTAGGAAACTGATTCCTGCGTTGTACAATCTCTGGCTCAGCAAGTCTCTCAAGGATTTTCGTATCATTGGGACAGCAATTCATGAATTCACCGACGAAGAGTGGGTAGCACACCTCGCGGACGGGCAAGATACCGGTGGTAAGTGGCAGCAGTTCTCCGAGTTGCTCTCATACGCCCCTGGTGACGCCCTGAAGGGCGAGTTGCCAGAGGGAGACATATACTACCTTGCACTACCGCCCGACTTGTTTGGCCCCGTAGCGGCCCGTATCAAGCATCCCTGCAAGCTGATAGTCGAAAAGCCATTTGGGACGGACCTGGGAACGGCTCAAGACTTGAACGAGATGCTACATGAGTGTTTTGACGAGGACGATATTTACCGAATAGACCATTACTTAGGCAAAGAGCCCGTTCAGAACCTACTGGTCTTTCGTTTCGCAAATGCTCTCTTTGAGCCCGTTTGGAATCGAAACTTCATAGACCACGTCCAGATTACGGCTGCGGAGACACTCGGAGTGGGTGCTAGGGGACAATTTTATGAACAAGCTGGCGTGCTCCGAGATGTTGTACAAAACCACCTCCTACAACTATTGGCCCTCGTGGCTATGGAGGCCCCGGCCGGGTTAAACGACATTTGTGGTGAGAAGCTAAAGGTTCTGCGGACAGTTCCGACTCTTTGGGAATCGGATTGTAAGAATACCCTGCAAGCTCAGTATGACTCTTATCGTGATACGCCAGGTGTATCCGCTAACTCACAGACAGCCACCTTTTGTTGTGTTAAGTTAACGGTTAACAACTGGCGGTGGACTGGCGTGCCCTTTTATCTTAGGGCTGGGAAGATGCTGGCTGACAAGACGACTCGAATCGTGATTCAGTTCAAGTCGATACCCCATCAGGTGTTCGGAACTGCTACACCTAACAGATTAGTTATCAAAATTGATCCAGAAGAAAGTATCCGGTTACATTTTACAGCCAAGGTACCCGGGTGGGGCGCTGTTGCTGAGAAAAATCTACTGTTTCAGTATAACGAAGACCTTCCCAATGCCTATCAGACTCTCTTACGGGACATTTTTGACGGGACTCAGAGCCTTTTTACTCGTGCAGACGAGGTTGAGGAATGTTGGCGGATAATTGACCCGATTCAGCAGTATTGGGACGACGCGGCCCCGCTGTACCGCTACGAGCCAGGAACATGGGGACCGGCGGCTGCGGATGAATGGCTAGCCAAGGAAGGGAGATGCTGGTGGTAACGGAAAGATGGCGAAAGGTTATAGGTTATGAGGAATCCTATGAAGTTTCTAGTCTTGGTAAAGTGAGGTCAGTGGATAGGATTCTACCACACTCGCGGTATGGTACTTGGAAATTGAATGGGCGAATTTTACACACTATATTATCTGGTGGATATCTTGCAGTAAATTTATCGAAAGAAGGAACTTCACGATATATCCGGATTCATCGGCTTGTAGCGGCTGCATGGATTGGACCGTGTCCAGAGGGTCAACAGGTTAGACATGGTCCTAACGGTAAGCTAGATAATTCCATTTCTAACCTTTGCTATGGTACGCCTAGTGAAGATGGTCTTGATAAGCGTAGGGATGGAACGCATATTGGCAAAGCTGTGCGTCGTAGTGATGGTGTCGAATTTATCAGTATGACCGTCGCTGCTGAAGAAACAGGTTGTGGGCGTGTGTGTGTATCTGGGCTGTTTGTAACGGGCGTCAAAAAACAGCCGGTGGTTATGGCTGGGAATACGTAACGGAGAAATCGAATGTGTGATATTTTAGTAGCCGGTGGCGCGGGCTTTTTGGGTTCGCATTTGTGTCGTCGTTTGGTCGCTGAGGGCAACCGAGTCACGTGCATCGACAATCTTCAGACTGGTCGCAAAGAGAATGTGGCTGACCTTATTGGCACGCCAGCTTTTCGCTTCTTTAGAGCGGACGTGAAGGACATGGCACGGTTGCGACGTTTGAATGACGGCTATGATAAAATTTTCAATTTGGCGTGCCCAGCTTCACCCCCAGCATATCAAAAAGACCCTATCAACACGATGCTGACCAACGTTGTTGGGACCGAGAATCTGCTTCACATAGCTGCCATCTCGAAAGCGAGATTCTTGCAAGCCTCAACAAGCGAAGTGTACGGATGCCCAGAAAAGCACCCACAGAACGAAGAATATCGGGGCAATGTCAATCCGGTCGGTGTGCGGAGTTGCTACGACGAGGGCAAACGGGCTGCTGAGACGCTGTGTATGGATTATCGACGCAAACATGGCACAGATGCGAAGATTGTACGTATTTTCAATTGCTATGGCCCCGGGATGCGTCCTGATGATGGCCGGGTAGTCTCGAACTTTATTATGCAAGCCCTCAAAGACGAACCCATCACTCTGTACGGCGACGGAATGCAGACCCGTTCCTTCTGCTACGTTGACGATATGATTGATGGCCTCATTAAGATGATGAACTCAAGTCTGGCGGGACCGGTGAATCTTGGTAATCCCAATGAGTTTGATATGCACCATCTCGCCGGTATAATTTGTGGTCTCATAACTAGTACCTCACGGTATGTCTATGAAGACTTGCCAGAAGATGACCCCAGGGTACGCTGCCCAGATATTACACTAGCTCGTACTCTCTTAGGTTGGGAGCCCCGGGTCGAACTTCGTGAGGGCCTAAAGAAAACGATAGCTTATTTCAAAGGACTGATGTAATGTATTTTTACGTAGACTTTCATGCGGACGGAGGACAAGCGTGTGTACCCGGTCGTCGTCGTTTCGATGACCTTGAGGAAGCTGAAGAATTTTCGCTCTTAATGTCAGCAGAACCGGGTCATATTTGTAAGAATGATGTACGATTCTTTGAGAGTGAACGTCGCCTAAATGAATACGGAACGATTGCTTTGAATCCGACGTTCCCACCCAGTGGTAGCCAAGCACATTTTAACGACTGCTTAAATTTTACGACTAATGAACCCGAAGCTGTGGAATAATATCCGATTTTGCAAACAACGGGACTGTTTTTCATGCGGTCCTATGGCCCTGCTAAATGCGGACAAGTTTTTCGGTAGGGATATTACCTATCGGCACCTTCCAGCTTACCAAAAGATGGTACACTGTGCGCCGAAGCATGGTACATACACAAGCGACATGTCAAACGTCTTAGGGCGGGCGAGTCGTAGGTCTTGGAAAACAACGAAGAAATTTCTACACGGACATTGCTTGATTATTCAAACCGGAGATGGTAAGCGTGGCCGCAAGGGACACTACTCACTGATTTGTATGGATCGACAGGGGGACTACTTTCTAGTGAATCATTACAAGGCCGCTTACGCTGCGGTAGCAGTGAGTTGGCAAAAGGTATACTGGCTTTGGCGAAAAGCCCACAGGGTTTGGTATGTAAACGAACCCATTTTGGAGACGAACGATGAAGCTTAGAGAAAGAGATTTATGGTGCGTGGAAATCGGCTTGCCGGGGACAATCAAGAACCCCGCACGTGGCATCAATTGGATCAGCTATTTTGATGTGGCACCTACCAAGGAAATCATATTGGAGGCACTCAAAGCCTTAGTCAACTATTACTATTATGACGGGAGTGGTCCCGATGCCGTAGAGAGCGAAGACGGCTTCTATACCCGCTTGCTTGAGACAGTTGCATTCTGGGATGAGACTAAGGAGACGAGAGCGAGTATCACAGTGGCGGGTACAAGTATCGGGATAATCAGCATTACAAAGCCCAGCCCGTACTATGAGGTCACCAATGATTAGATACACCGTGGTAATAGAATGTCCCGACATGATTCAAGACAAATTTGCGATTGGTTGTACTATCGGACGGCTAATTGACAACAATAATTGGCAAGTCCTTAAAACGTACCGGGACGGTAAAGTTACGATTACAGTGCTTGGATTTTCAAATTGGGAGGGGGCTAAGAAAGCCTGCGACTTGATGGATGAAGAGGGTATCGCGGGGTTGACAGTCTATAGCGAAGAGGTCATAAAAAGTCTATGAAGTCCTTACCTATACTCACTGAAGCTCAAGTGCGGAAGTTTTTGGCAAGGGTCCAAAGTGGCCGTCCTCAAGATTGTTGGGAATGGCAAGGTCGTACCTCTCCGAAGGGTTACGGACGATTTAGTATCAAAAACAACGAGTGCCTAGCTCATCGTGTAGCCTTCTTCCTGCATAACGAAGTTGATCCTCAAGATAGCATCGTTAGACAAACGTGTAAGAATAAAAAGTGTTGCAATCCCTCCCACCTTCGACTCGATGAGGCAACTAAATTAGGCCCCTTGCAAATTCGATACATTCGAGGACAGGCAGCTAAGGGAGTGTCATCACGAACTTTAGCGAAGCAGTATAGTGTGGCGAAATCAACAATTCAGAATATCATAACCAACGCGACTTGGAAGAACGTTTAGGGGAGGTGGCCGAGTCTGGCTTATGGCCCTGGTTTTGAAAACCAGTGTGGGCAACCACCGGGGGTTCAAATCCCTCCCTCCCCGCTCGACTAGAAAGGTAAGACATGAGTGAAACTGGCGAATTTGAACTGGCGAGGATTGCAAAGATAATTGCCACCTTACGAGAACGATTGATAATTGACGGCGGTGAACCTCAGTACAAGGATTGCTGTGACTACTCGGATCAGCTTGTTGTAGATGGCGAACCCAAGTTTGATGACCTAAGCCGTCTGGAGTGGATGCTTAGGACTGCTGCACTAAAACGAAACAATTGCAACAAAACATAGGGTATGTGGAAGACAACTGGCGAAATTGCTAAAGAGTATGGTGTTTCAAGAACAACAATTTTGAGATGGGTTAGACATGGTGAGTTTAC